TACCGAATATTAGCTATAACAGTAATATGTGGTTGTAATTTGTTGTACTAGAAAGAACAAAATGAACCCAATCAGAAAAGCCGTAGATGACATTAAGTTCGTCATCCCAAGACAAATATTGGAAACTGTCTTTGTAAAGAATGGTTTCAACTACAGAAATACCCCAGTAAACATCGATGAGCAAATAATAAATGCAGTCATAAGACCACGAGTGCTTGTTGATTGTAATTTAATCGGTGGAGCACAGGTCATGGTGTCTCTTGCCGGACTTGAGCAAGAGCGAGTTAATAACTATACTGTTGTAATTCGAATACCAAAAGAAAGAACACAAGGCAGAAGTATAGTTAGTGCACTAAACCTAACATACGCAGATCCAGGTTACGCGGAAGCCATCGGTCCAAATACTGTTCTAAACGGTGGAGACATGATGAATCTGGCAAGAGGATTATTTAATTCCTCCACCAACATGCCGTCGATTTCAACAGCTAGCGTACAGATCATTGGTGAGAACGTGATCATGATACGCGATGCAAATCATCTTCCAGGCACCGTATACCTGAGATGCATGATTGCTAACGATGCCGAGATGAATCACCTACAAGTTAGAGCATATCGTCATTTTAGTAAAGCTTGTGAGTACGCTGTTAAAGCTTATATCTATAATGAATATGTTATCCAAATGGGCCAGGCAGAACTATATGGTGGCCAAGAGTTGGGAGTTTTCAAAGAAATCATCAGCCAATACAGTGATGCGAATGAACTTTATGAAACATATAAGGTTGAGAAGCTTCAGAAGGTATTGTTGATGAATGATCGAGAAAGCTTTAGTCGTGCAATAAACTCCATGATTCCTAATCACATCTAAATAAATGGAGAGACAGTGTCTCTCCATTTATGCGGCATAAGGGGAGATGTTTCCATCTCCCCCAAATACCGTTTAAAGACGGAACGCTTTGTCAACTTACACATTTGGGATGCATTGTCCATCCTTGTACCAACTAGGTAAAGGTAATGCTCTCAGTAGTGATTGTGAAGTGTTAAGTCGTTCCTGACTTTTAACACAACATATTGTAAAAAATATTTATTTACCAGAACATACATACGAGAAGGACTTCCTTCTCGTATGTATTATTCAATCAAGATTAAGCAACGTCATCCGTGCGCTCGTTCTCAGTGCTTGGAGTTTCTTGTTGTTCAGTTTTATCGTCATCCTCAGAAGGAATAGATTCCACTTCTACTTTCTTAAACGCACCGTGTTTCATGGGAATCTTAATTTCAATCATGTGGCTTTGAGTTTGAGTATGTCCCAAGCACAGCTTGATCATGCGAATTCCGTTTTCAGGCGCATCGTTGTTATCACTAGGAAAACTGCAAGCGTAGATGAAGATGTGATTCTTGTTTTGCTCGATGAATTCCCAAATCTTCTTAAACAGATCAATCGGGGAAACATTCAAACCAACAACATGATGGAATTGAGCAAGATGATCCACATCATCGACAGTGGAGAAAAACTGACGCAGCATTTCGTAGGAAATATTCAAACCATTGCTAGAGTGGTTACGAGCATTTTCCTTTAGCTTCTGAGGTGTATTGATGATGGAAACCAAAATTCCATTTTTATTGGATAGAGTTTCAAACAATCGATAATTCTTACGGTCTTCCGTAAAGATAAGATTGGCAATATAGTTTAGCTTAACTTCAGCATTTTGCTGAATGAATTCCATGATGGATCGAGCACCATCAATCATTCGACGGAAAGCAAACGGGTAGCAGTTCGTTACATTCTTGCGAACAAAAGCCAATTCAGAATGGCTAAAGTCGAAATGATTTGTATCGATATAGAAATTATTAGCTACCGTTGACTTAGGAACTTGAGAAACACCTTTCTGAAAAGGCTTACGAGTCTTTTGGTGTTCGTTCTTAAATGCAGCGGGTTTATTCATTTGGATTTCCTTTAGTAGTTTTCGATTTATAAGAAATTATCATAAATCGAATGAGTGAACTTTCGCAAACTATTTGTAACATGAGTGAAAAAATGACAAATCAAAACAAACACTTAGGCAGCGTGCTTAGAAACGTAGCTTTAGAATCTGTTGACGACAAACCAAAAGTAATTGTTAGCTCACTGGGTTCTTTGGTTACTCAAGCTCTGAATGTCGCTTATGATAAAAAAGCAGAAACAACTGAAAAGACAGATGAGCAAGTTTTGCAAGATAAAGTAGCCACTGAATCGCAAGCTATTGACCATCAACTGGCATTGGTTAAACAATCAAACTCTGAACAACCTAGTGATGTTGTTTATTACCAATACAATCCAGTAATAGGAACAGCTAGCTCTGAACAACCCAGTGCTTCATCAGTCATGAATCAATTATCAGCTGTTGATGAAGATTTGGTTCCTAAAGAAATAATCTACTACGTCGACGGTACTGAAACAGGGCTGGTGGGTGACGCATCACCTACTCCTGGTGGTTATTCTAAAGATGAGTTAAAAACACTCGCAGTAGAATCTATCTCGGTTATCGTTAAGCTTAAGAAGAATTAAGGCATATGTGGGGTTAATCCCCACTATGTCTTTAAAAAAATCAAGCTTTTCCTTGATAAAGTATTTTTTTACAATTTCAAGTTATGGTAGGAGAGTATTTTATACTATTAAAGATATTACTATAGTAATATCTTTAATATAGTAATATAAAAAATAATGAGATTGTTCCAATCTCATTAGATAGTATAAATAAATAAAATTATACATACAAAAGACTCTTCGGTCTTTTGTAAAAGAAAATAAAAAATTAGAAAAATAAAAAGCTTATGAAAAAAGCTTTTTATGCTGTCTTTAGCTAAATGTTGTGTTATAGGACAGTTACTGTCCTAACCAATAATCTACTGAAATCAAGAACATGAGTGAAAACATAAAATCTACATTCGATAGAGTATGTTCTGGATTACAGATCAATAACCACTTGATTACGAATTTAAACAAAATTGTTACCGAATTCGTAAATAAGAACAAACAACACATAGAGTTCTTTGGCGGCAACCTCACCGGCGTTCACGTCGTGCGATTTTTGCCGGCCGACAAAGATAAGTGGTTTAATCTGATTCTAGAATGTGACGAAGAATATCTGCGTGAAAACTTGCACGCACTACCTACAGTTAACCCAGAATTCAATGTTTCTAGCGATCCACTGAATCTATCGGTTGCTTGGATAATTCACAAATTATCCCGTGACCCAAAAATGAAATATGAAGATAAAAGACAAGGCATGATAAACGCATTGTTATATCTTCAATTTAAATTTTTAACCAGTAGATTAGCAAGACATTTCAAATATCCTGCCGATGTTGAAATTGCGGAAGCAACTTACGCTGCACTATCTAAGAAATTTGCCATCAAAGAACACCAGACATGGTTAGGTGTTTTAAAAGCAAGAGCTGAGGACATCATATCCAACACCAGCATTCATTACGATGCGATTCATTCCATGGATGATGATCATAAAGTGATCGTTATGATTAATGATATCCAGGGTAGAATTCGGGATATGCTTAAAAATATTTATGCAGTATTTTTAAGAATACATAGCGAGGGTACCAGAATTGCTACCACCAGCAATACCCTGGAGCACGATGGTGTTGAGGTACTCAAAGATAAATCCAAAGGATTGATGGTCTATACCAACTACATCAAGAGTGTGGCTGGCGATCCCAATAGTTTCATTAAATCTGAATTGGTTAAAATCATTGAGAACATTTGTCCTAATGCTCCTCCTAAACAAATCAACATCAGTTTGAAATACATTTCCAAAAACTATTCTGGAAAACCAACTGACGAAATCAATCAGCTGTTAGAAGCAACAATGCTTCATAGTTTCTCTTATTTATCAGAGAACAAGAATACTTTGTCTAACAACATTGATTTACCAGGTATTTTGATTAGATTAAGAGGGATATACACTTCCTCTAGATCAAGTGATCCTGAGTTATTAGAATTAAGAGAACTCGCTGAAAAAATAATCAGAAGAGCAATAGAGACCAAGACAGACAGCGTTGTTGCTAGCGTTAGAACTGCTGTATTGCTCTATATTGTTGCCAGAGCATACACCATGCGGTATTATTCAAATATAACGCCAACCAGCATAATGGCGAGGTGATAAAATGAATAATACAAGAACAGCTCTTGGAATCAAAGACGTTATTTCTTTCTTTGTGGGTGTTATTTTTGAAGCCATAAGAGGGCCGTGTAATTTAGTTGAAATCAAATCAGATATTGATGCAATTGAGTCTTTGATTGGTTTCTGTCATCACGGCTATCGGGTTCAAATTCACTGTAAGGAAATAAAATATCAATGTAAGTATAAACGTTGGTATATACCTAACAGAATTAGAAGCATTTATTCAGTTTACGCTGATGTTTCGGATAATGCTCCTGAGAGTTTAAAAACATTCTGTAAGGAAGAGAAACATTTTCCAAAACTACTAATGAGTTGGATGCCTTCCAGTAATCAAAGAGAAGCGGCTATACGAGGATATTTGGATATTCTAATAGCCAAGACTAAGAAAATTAAATAACAGCATAAAGAGGGGGAATTCCCCCTCTTTATGCCCTATCGGTGTATGAACACTCCATGACTTTGCATGCTTTGAATGTTTTGATTCCAAGAATCGACTCTAGATCCTCGATTCTCTCTTCTTTTTTCCTTAGCTCTTCTGATCATTTCGTCAACAGATATTAATTCACCTTCTTCACGAACGATCAGGTTGGATAAGGATCTCATTTCTTGTTCGTATTTTAGAATTAAGAAATCATCTCGACACTTACTCATTAGAGTCGAGACTTCTTCTAGTCTATTACGATATTCTGCTTGAAGAGCTTTAAATCTTTCTGCTTCAGCATCGTAAGGCTCATTGATGTTTGTTCTAGAAAGAATGGTCTTTGAATCAATCCCGTAGTGGGAAAGATTCTTACCCTGCGTTATCATCCAGATACACAGCAACCATCCAACAACCATGTCATCATGCTCACCATCTTGGTGATCTATCCGACCATTCTTAGTGATTAGTCCAGCTATCTGATCTATGATTGATTTGTCATGAACTCTATCGGCTGCGCTCTTAGCAGCAATGTTAAGAGAAGTAGAATACAATTGCGTTCTACTCATCGCACCAGATCCGCTTGTCGAATAACCAAACGTCTTTTTATATTTAACCAAAGTGTTAAAGTTGCGACGACTCATAGGTTGTCTTATTTCAGAGAACCTCTCAGGCTGTTCGTCAGCATTTTGAACGCATGTGTTAAATAATCTCTTGAACGGATCTATGCCTAATTTTGGTAATTCTACAAGCAAGTAATCGATCAACATTGTTCCTGTTGATCTATTTTCAATGATTGCTGTTAAATTAACAAATCTGAACATCAAAGAAACAATCCACATTGCAAAATGAATTAGGTTTGTTTCATTAAATGTTCCGCAAGCAATGACTTCTAATGTTTCAACGTCCATGATAACCATGGATATATCGTCATTACCACAAGCTTCACTAGTGTCCATACCCATGATGTATTTGCTGGACGCCATTCTGGCAGGAATATCGTTCTCAGGAATATACCATCGAATAACATATCCATTTTGACCAGATATTTCGGTGTACTCCACATCTCTGACACTGCTTGTTATTTTTTCAAGTATGTGTACTGGTAATGGGTGGGATTGACTACCTGAAGTCCATAAATTGAAGAAGTCTCGATTAGCATCGTCACCACTCTGAGTTGAGTCTTGTAGTTTTCTTAACAACCATTCGTCAGTTTTACCTAATTGACGATGATTGAACGTCAGATTAACTCTAAGTACTCTGTTTCTAGAGTTAGTCTTTATGACATTTTCAAGATGTTCTAAGTTTCTACAATCAAAGAACTTCTCATCCCAAATAGCTGATTCACTGACAAGACCATATGCGTATCTACCGTCTCTATCGTCTTTTTTACCCGCAGTAGTTGTGAGTATGGTTCCATAATGCGCACCTTCTGCTTTTGATTTATCAACAGCGGCACCCATCGCAGCCAACGCTGCTGGTAGAGCAATCGAGATGTGTGGAATGAATGGTAACTCGTCAATGTGGAATATACTGGTAGTTAGACCACGACCGAGTTTAATAGCGTCTTTAGGAGATGTTCTGGGTACGTGAGTGGTGTATCTATTACCCAATCTCTCAGTAGTCATTTCTTCCGTATTATTGGCATCCTTAGGAGTGAATTGCCTAAGATACGGAGGAAGCTCGGATCTGATATCTTTCAATCTTAGAATGTTCGCTCTTCTAAGATTGTCGTCCTTAGTCAATAGGTTTATTTTGGTATTCAAACAACCAATGTCCATGAGGTAGACCATCAACGTATCTGTGCTGAATGATTTACCAGTTTGACGAGGTTGAATTAGAGTGTACGTGATGTGATTGAAGAATAACCAAGCAGAAGCTATGTTACCTCTGTTTGCTTCAAAGTAAGTTCCTTCTGAACCACCGATTGCTGGTACCCTTATGACTTCTCTCAAGTAATACCAATAATTGAGTCTGCACTCAGTTGCAATCATCAATCTCATTTCACGACTGAGATTCGGATCGTGTGGATCAACACCTTGTAATTTAGGATTAATAAGAGCCAGGATGAATGCGTGATTTCTAACACCCATTGATCTATAGACACTTGCTAATCTAACAAAACTTTTGTTTTTTGTTTGTGTATCTATTATTGCGTTTGGGTATTTAGCCCAATCTTCGGCAAAAAGTATGGTCATTTTTTCAATAACCCCTTTCTGGATTAGTGAATACGTTTTAACATAGTAATATAGGAAAATGTATTAAAGAGCATAAAGAGGGGAGTTCCCCTCTTTATGTTGATTATGATTGATATATCGGCATTGCTGCGATAGATAATTGTAAATCTGAATCCGGAGTCTTACGGATAAACTTTATAAAGACAGTGCCGTTGACATTCAAACCATTACCAACAACAAGATCTTGATTCCATTGAGAAATCGGGAATTCAAGTTCTTGAACACCGACTTTAATCTTAAAGTGAGTAGGTGTTGGAGGTACTTGTTCTTTGGTTTGGTCGGTTATAGGTAAGGTTCGTAGATACAATCTCTCGAGCCATTCGGTTTGTGTGGCTGCTCCCGTATCAACTCTCAAGTTAAAGAAATTAGAATTGATAACGGTTAGGACTGCATTGTTATCCACACCAAATGGTGGTGTTTGACCTGGCTCGTAAGCAATCGTCCAATTGGTATCTCTTTCAGTACCTTGATTCCAAAGAATCAGATCGAATCTTTGAACGTGTCTGTAGTTCTTGAATAAACCATTGACGTTCTTCAAATTGATGGCTACTGTCAGTTGCTGGTTAACACCATAACCAATCGGATTAAATGCCGGTGAGTTAGCACCCCATTCGACTAAACCGGTAACAGAATAAACAGTCTGTCTATCTCCGTTATACAGATACCATTCCAGACGATATCCGTCTACAGCGTTTTGCCATACTGGGAAACCAAACAGCTTAACTGAGTAACTACCATCAGTTTGCATGGTTTTGATTTTGTATTGTTTAGTGATGTACTTTTCTTCACCGATTACTGCACCCACTGCTGACTCAGTATTGGAAAGCTTATAGCGTAAAACAATATCTAATTGCTGATTAACAACAGTCGGGACATAATTACTCATCCCCAGTACTGTGAACTTATTACCGTCTACAGGCAGCTTACTAACTTGACCGTCAGAGTAATGAACAACCCCCACAAGACCTATTGAGTCAATTAGAGCATTAAGAGGTAGTTGAAGTAGTCTAGGATCGCTTTCGCTTAGGAATGGTGATTCCAGACTTATACCTGTTATGTATCTGAGTGACGAATTAGCTTGTCTGATGAAAGCTGTATTTTCAACAAGAAGCTGTCTCTTACTTACGATGTGTCCTGTACTTGAATAAAATACAGCAGTGACTACTTCACCGTCTTCAAGATCACTTGTGGTGTAACAAGTAGGAACGCTTTTGATTGAACGATTGATGATTGTTGAATCATTTGCGTTTATTTCAAGAGGAATTGAATTACTCAATAAAGTACCAACGTTATCATAGTACGCACTGATAACGTTCGCTTCATTGGTAAGATCTGCTCCGTGATAAATCTTACAAGTCGTTGTTAGTGTGCCGTTAACTTTCAGTCTACCATCAACAGTAAGTGTATACGGCATGGTGCTCTTATCGATGTAGATTCGATAAGTATCACTCTGAGTTCCTGGTCCGACGCCTAATAAAAGATCATCGTCTTCAAACAAACCATCAGTCTTAACAGTTTGCTTTTCAACCAGAGTTGGTACAAGAGTTCCGGGATCGATGGACTGAACTTCGTAGAAAACCAACAGGTCCTTATCAACGACCATGTCGTTTACTTTAGGGACGTATTTGTTTTCTCCAGGACCGCCAAGATAAATCTCATGCAGTCCCCATATGTGGAAGCTAGCATTTGGATTATAAATAGGCGTCTTACCGTCAGTACCAACGATACCAGAGGTATCAATAGGGTTTGTTGGCATTATTGTTTCTCCAATTAGCTAGGGGTAAGACCCCTAGCTATTTATTACGAACTAGATTTCATTTTAACAAATGAAGAGATATCTATCAAATCATTTCCGTAAATATCCACTACCTTTTTCAAGAACTTTAATTGATAAATGTCAAGCTCAATGTAGTTTGAATATGGGTGAGGATGTATGATCACGTATTTCTTATCGGGATTATTTCCATCAGTTACCGGATCAAACTGAAGTAGTTCAAAATAACTACTGAGTCTATCAGCGATGAAATCTTCACCATAATGCTGTTTTAATTCAGGATCGTTTATAGCACCGCTTACCAGATCACTTATGATCTTTCCAAAGAAGGGACTATAAACCATGTATAGATCAGGAATTGCATTTGGTTGGTTCGTTGATTTTTCAGGAATCTTTAAACTTAAGTAAGCAGATATTCTGGAATCAGTTTCTTCTGCTTGTTCTTTAAGTTGAAAGCTTGGATCAACGTACTGTCCTGTATCCGGTGTCAGATATGGATTGACTGGAACAAATACATCACGAATAACGTAAGGAGAACCATTACGAGAATCAGTTGGTCTGATTGAAAAATCTTCTTCACCAAACTCTAGTTCAGATTTATGGTAAAGAGCACCACCGACTATGATTCTGTTTATCTTATCGTCACGAATGTCGTATTTATTATTTTTAGATAAAGCTCCATGTTCAACAAATCCAACGTCGTCATCGGCTATGAATTTCATTTCAGAGTTACAGAAACCCGACATTCTTATAACGACTTTTTGAGTCTTGTTGTCAGGATCATCTAGATATTCTTTATTCGTGATGATTATTCTTGGGAAAATGATTTTATAATCAAGATCCTTGACGAGCGATCTACCGTTTAAGAAAACATCTATGTTTCCTAAAGGGAAATCTATTGTTCTGTAATCTTGAATATCTTGTCGGTAATGTCTGAGAGTCAAACTGATTAATCCAGAATCAACGGTGTAGTCATATTCGTACAGCAGATGCTTCTTATTGCTAAGAACTATGAATTCTCTAGCAGAAGGATCTAAAGTCCAAGAGTAGTTTGAACCACTTACCAAATAAGAGCCAGTATTGGTAACATCTTGCCAGGTTGTTGATCCCTGACCAATTTGGGTGTTTCTATAGTAAAATCTATAGTTCCAATTAGGATCTATTTGACCGGACAACTGATTTCTCATCTCATCTAGAGATTCAGAAAACTGACCACCGACTAATTCAACCATATCCGTTAGTGGATTGAGGGTAACATATGTTACTCCTCCTGTATGGTACTTCCATCCAGTTAAATGACCTTGGGCATCGTATTCATAGGCAGTACATCCACCTTGCAGACCAGAAGGTATATCCACCACAGTCATGTTGGATTGTTTGCGAGTTTTAATCGGTGAGTCCGCAAGTAATTTACTTAAAGCATTATACCCGTAAGACTTCTGTACTCGTTCTTTGGTTATCTCGCCTATTTTAGATTCCATCAATTTGACATATTCTGAATTTTCCAATCCAGCAGCAGACCATTCGTTTACAGTGGAATCAATACCAACCATTGCTTTTATCAACTTATCGTCATCAAGCCTGTAAAGTTCATGTATTCTGTTCTTCTCAAAAACCAAAGGTCTTATGTAACCTGATTCTTTAACATGGACTAGAACGCTTAATTCCTCTACGTTATTCCAGTTATCGAGATATGTTCCGAACATCGCGACGTCTGATACAGGTAACGAATAGTCTTGATGAGTGACCATTCTAACAGATCTTTCACTATTTCGATTATAGTAGCGTCCGTGTTTCTTACCTGAATCATTTTTGATGATAAAGAAATCCAAATCATCATAGAAGTCAATGGTTCCAATTCTTGTTGGATTATGAACTAAATATTTCTGAACACCATCTCTGATACTTACAAAGTTTTTCAGATCAGTTATTTTTATTTCAAAAACTTGCCTAATCGAAGAATCGTAAATAACTTCTACAGAGTCACCGGGTTCGCAATTTATTAGATTAACATCATTGACGTATCTACCGTTTATGAAACCATACACATGTCCTTTACCGTAACTTCTGTAAAGAGCCATGTCGTTTTGTAATTGCAATATATCCGATACAGACTGTGTGTCTTTACCAGATATCTTCACAACTTCTAGAGCCTCATCAGCTCTTGTGCTTTCGTAAAAAGCATTCCTGTAAAATCTGAAATACACATCCTCTTCTGATAAATTTGTATCGAATTTATCAGCATCCGGATTCATGACTGCAAATATTAAGTCTTGCTCTCTGGTGACTTTATACCACACGTTATGCTTGGGAATTTGAATTCCCTTAGCCGTATAGATGTCAACCATTAAACTTAGTTGAGAACAAATTTCTTGGGCATTTATCCAATTATTTGAGCTATTTTTAAGTCCAAGTAAAATCGGATAAATTAAGCCAAAATGAAAGACGTGAAATCTAGAAGTCTTATTTGGTAAAGAATGTGTTCTCCACATTACGGTGATGTTGTTTCTAACACCACTTGATCTACTTACTCTTTTAGGTTTTACAATCGCATGCTTGTCTTGATTAGGCGTACACCAAACATTGTCATAAGCGTGTTTTTGTAGAAATCCACCTATACCAGTATTGAAACCAGGCATTTGTTTATTCCTTTTAAGAAATAAAAATAGGAGGAAGAATCCTCCTATTTTTATCAGTGATGGATGTCTCTTTGAATCAATTGCTTGAATTGAGAATTAAAATTCAAAGACAGCTTTTTGAATATTCCTCTTTCCATGAACTTAGACAATCCGCTATTGTTATAGCCACGACTGTTAAGTGCGCGATAGATTAAAGATATCCATGTTGGCGGATGTTCAAGCGCAACAGACATCAATTCTCTACCGTTAAATCCGTACCAATTTGGACCAACAATTCCAAACAGGGTAACGTGATTAAGATCTCTGAGTCTGACACTGTTACTAACTTCTTGACACGCTGTGCAGAATTCATCGATGTTTGAGATTGAAGTGTGATTTAGAATGATTTCATAAATCAACTGCTGCTTTACACCCAGGTTGACTGATAACTTGTTACTCATCTGTACAGCTGCCACTTTTGAATCTTCTGAATTAATTTCATCTTTGAAAAGATTCAGATAAAGAACGCCAGCTAAAACAGTAATTATGAGCGTGTCTCTTGGATCAAGAGCCAGTCTTCTGGTAGTGTGCTCAGAGATTAAATTAGCAAAAGCACTTATAGGTAATGTGGAGAAGTCTCTAAGAATCGAAGGTAGATCAGTTGCCCACAAATGTTGTAGTTGAGATCTATATATGTTGAAGTTAAACTCATCAACATCCTTAACGATGTAGCTTGTCTCCGACAGTGAATGTGGATCAAGTTTTATACATGTCCGAACGTCTACAAATGTCTTCTTATCACCTTCTAATTCAAAGGTAAGAGGATGATTGAATGTAGGAATGTTTGAAGTACTGCCAAATCCAGTTACCAGATAAATTCCGGTTTCTTCGTGTTTTGGAGTGTGATTTTTTATGAATGAAACTTTCAGATCCGACATTGCTTTTTCAATTGTGTTTTGATAAGCAATTGCTGCAGTAGTCTGATAAGCTGTGATCTTTCTATTCATTTTTTAAGTCTCAGTTAAGATTCGATTGTTTCACACCCACATTTATATGAATGCGAACCTGGTGATGGGTCGTGTCTGTTTCGTGGTTACAAAATATTTTTTTCTACGAGAGACTTATTGTAAACATGTATGACTAAGATACAATAAACTATAAGTAAGTCCGAATAGACACATTCATAGAAAACAGATAAACATTACCAAAAGCGCTATCGCTTACACTTTATTAGGTGAATCTTGTGAGAACAAGGACCAATCTTCGTAAAGATCTTAGTGGCAAACGTTCCAGACTTGCAAGTGCCATTTAATCTAAATTGAAGATTGGATGCAGTGAATCACCTTGTGTGATTTGTAATATCTAACTATTGGAAAATTAGCATGACTACAATTATCAATGCTGCTCCGATGACTAAGTTGTTAGGTACTCAGGATCTGAGTACTCGTGCACTTGTTCCGGAAGCAGAAGTACTACCGACTCACTTACCCAAAGTTTACATTTATGCTCAAAAGGGCCCTACTACCCCTGAACTGGTAGTTGGTGATTCTCGTACCGCGATGTTCGGTACGGATACTTTTGATTTAAGAAGCCCTTATGCTACACACGCTACAGTTCTTTCGAACTTAGTGAATGCTCAAGGTAACGCACAGATGATTGAAAGAATCAAGCCGGCTGATGCTGGTCCTGATGCTTCTATCCGTCTGTACCTGGACGTTTTACCTGCACAAATTCCAGAGTACGCTCGTAATTCAGATGGTTCTTTCCAACTGGATGCTGATGGTCAAAAGATTGCGACAGCAACCACTGTCGCAGGCTATAAGATCAAGTGGGTTGCTAAGCAAGTAACTAACGACGTCAATGGCGTGGATGGTTTTGGAGTAGGCACTCAGAAGGCCGGTGATCAAACTAACCAAGCTACCTCTCAGCAGTCTGTCAGATATCCGATCATGGATCTGAAGGCTCCTTATTTCGGTAAGGACGGCAACAACTACGGTATTCGCGTTTGGGCACCTAGCACAACTTCAGGTATACCTATCGATGAGCGAATCATCAATAATGAAAAGGTTTACCCTTTCCGCATTTCTTGCGTTTATCGTAAGAACGAGCTGAGTACTCCTAACATTGTTGAAACCCAGACTGGTGAACAATATCTAGACATATGTCTGAAGCCCGATACGGTTGATCGTAATACTGACGCTCTTCTGTATATCGGTGATCGTTTCATTCAAGCATACCAAGATCTCGACACTCCAGGCATGCCTAAGTCGTATGGTCCTTTTGGCGAGCTGCATGTTTACGAAAACAATCTGAGAACAGTTCTCGGCTTGCTGTATAACGTTGAACTGCCTGTGCGTGATCAATTCAGTGACATTCAAGGCACCGCCGGTGTCGATGAGCGTTACATGATCAATCCGGTTAGCGGAACTTCTTCTAAGAATGTTCCATACCACGCTATTGAAATGGTGACGACTGGTGAGTTTGTCAGACTTTCTGAAAACTCAACCATATACGCTGCCGGCGGTAGTGACGGTACCATGGATGAAGCTCTCTTTGCTACACTGGTTGCCAGCAGAGTAAGCGAATATGCTAATGAAAATAGCGTTCTTCAAGATACTGCCAAGTATCCTGAATCAATCATCTATGACTCGGGCTTCCCTCTTGAAACAAAGAAGGCACTTTTGAGTTTCTTGGTTCGTAAAGACACATTCGTTGTTCTAGCAACGCATGATGTTCTGGGTCAACCTCTGACTGCTTCGCAAGAAAACTCACTCGCCATAGCTCTTAAGACTCGTGCTCAGAATTACCCTGAGTCTGACTATTATGGTACCGCAGTGATGCGTGCCATGATTGTGGGTCGCTCTGGCAAGCTGTTGAATTCACAATACACCAAACACCTGCCTCTGTCACTCGAAGTGGCTTCTAAGGCAGCTGCTTACATGGGTGCTGGTAACGGCATTTGGAAGGGTGGATTCGCGTTTGATGTATCGCCTCTGAACAGAGTATCGATGTTCTCACACATCAACGTAACCTATACTCCTTCTAAGACCCGTAATAAGGATTGGGATGTTGGTCTGAACTGGGTTCAACAGTTCGAGAGAAACAGCTATTTCTTCCCTGCTTTCAAGACTGTTTATGACAAAGACACTTCTGTCCTGAATAGTTTCTTCACAGCCATGGCTTGTGTGGAACTTGAGAAGGTTGGAGAAAGAGCCTGGAGAACCTTCACTGGTCGCTCCAATCTCACCAACGATCAACTTAAGGAACGCGTTAACGAATTTGTTCGTAATGCTGTTAAGGATCGTTTTGATGGTCGATTTGTCATTGAGCCTGAAACCTACTTCACCGAAGCAGACCTGGCTCGCGGATATAGCTGGTCTTTGAGAATAAAGATCTACGCTCCGAACATGAAGACTGTCATGACTCTGTCTCTGGAAGCTCGTCGCTTAGACGATCTGCAACAATAAGTCATAATGAGGGGTGGTAGACAACCACCCCTCTCAAAATAAGGAATTCAAAATGACTCGTTTAGCCGACGCTATTCTGAGCCCTAATACCGCTTATGCAGCTGGACGTCAAAATCCAATGCTGGATCTTCGTTATGGCGGTCAAATGGGCTTTGCACCTGACTTAACCCAATGGGTTTCGAATCAGGCATACATTCGTAAGAATCTTATCTGTTTGCTGATTGAAGCACCTACCGGTTTTAAGGATCTTCCTAATCCGGAATATTGGGTGGCTACTTTGAGATCTCTTGTAGAACTTCATCCTCTGTCGATCGATGGTCTGCAAGCTGGTCTGGAAGTAGAAGTGCAAGATACCGCACCTGTTGGTGGTGCTGGTGAAATGCATCAATCTTTCACAAACGTTACTCGTCAACGTTCTAATCCTGTCTTCCGCTGGAATGAAAAGGAAGGCATGCCCATATCCAGCTTCCTGCGTGGTTGGATTGAGAACCTGATGATGAATGCTGAATCCAAGGTTGCTAACATTGCAACTTATTCAGGTAATCGTCCAACAGACATGCTTGCCGATAGATACTCGGCAACCATGCTGTTCATTGAACCAGATCATACACACACTAAGGTTGTTAAGTCTTGGCTGTGCACAAACATGTTCCCTCAAGGAACTGGCGAAGTATCTGGTCGTCGTGAAATAACCGCTGGTGGTGAAGCTTTGAATCTGGATATCCAGTTTACAGCAATCAGCCAATTTGGTTTGGGTGTTGATGCTTTTGCTCAGCAAATGCTCGACAGCATCAATATTGTTGGTGCCAATCCGACCAATCGTCCTGCCTTCATTAACGCTATCAGTGCCGACGTTGGCGCTGTTACACAAGGTTATAAGGCTGGTGTTGAAAACCTCGGTAGCTCTGCTCTGAAGGTTTAATTAAAGGAGGGGAAACCCCCCTCCTTTATATGCTGTCTTCTTATTCATCGGGTGTAAAATGAAAAAACATATTTCGCTAGAATCGCATGTTGCGGATTCTATTTTTACAATTAGTTTATTTAAGATGAAATTCTTAGGTAGCGACGAAGCTGAAGTAAATCCTAAGGATATCTTAACAAATAAACATTCAATCGCCACAGAAGGTATCTTTGATGGTTTCAAAGAGTACTTCAAAAAGGTCGGTGAAAACATGGAGGTTGGTTCATTTGCTTCCAAGACCGATATCCGTGGTAGTCTAAATTACATTGTTAAGCTAAAACAACAACTTGATGTATTCCTAAAGAAGCTGGAAGCCATTAAAAACGACGATGTCATAAGTGTGGATATTAGTCATCTATCTAGTTATTTTGTTGATGACAAAAATAATCCCGCTACAGATATATCCAAAGCTATAACAACCAATCAAAAAGATTTTCTTCACGTTCTCTCAGAATTTTCTTCTAATGCGATCAGTTGTTCGCATGCAGTTAAAGAAATATATAAAGATCTTGATTTAAACTCAATTGGCTCTTTCGATAGAACTTTCATTCAGAAAATTGACCCAATAAAGAAAAGTCACTGGACGAGATTTAATAAATCAGGAATATCTGGCTATAAGCAATTCTTAGGCGGATACGGTGTAGGAATTCATCCCAACAACGAAAGATACGATCGATATAGCGGAATTGATTGGCTTGAGAATTTTGCTAAGCTGCACGATTCTCAGGAAATCAGTCCTCCTTTGGTCGGTAGAGCAACTGTAAGAGACATTCCGGGTTGGTCACCTAAACTAAAAAAGTCAGACTTAGTTGTAATCATAAAGACAATTCAAACTCGTCTAGATGAAATGTTTGATGTTTATAAGACTCAACTGTCATCACTAATGCTAGATGAAGAATTGATCTCAAGAGAGTACAATCGACTCTATGGATTAATTGAGGAGTCTTACTGCGAATGTAATGGAGAATATGTTGAAGTCGAAGAACATGATTTTATAAAATCAATTCGCCTTTGCATTTGGACTCCAGCGGTTATTCAGTCTATCTACAATACCGCTTGTTATCAAATTGCTGAAAAGATGATGTTCACTCTGATACGAACATCACAACTTGTTTCTCGGTATGTTGAGCAAGCTGTTAAGAACACCCCTGTTAAGGTAAGTTTCGAATCAATCGACGACATACAGCTACCCAGTTTATTTGACAATACCTCTACAACCGATTTAAACGTCGCTCAGGAAGGTTTTGGGGACTGGGTGAAGGGTAAGTGGCGAGACTGGTTACAAAATCGCACAGAATCGAATTCTAACAGTTTACAAACAGTAGGTGAGATAGTCAATATGTTACAAGATCTATCTAAGAAGGTAGATGTATTGATAACTGATGTCAAAACCTCAGGTAAAGCCAAAGTCGATAATGTTGATATTTCTTCAGTTGCTGGTTACTTAGTAAAGAACTCAAAAGTATCAACAAATATAATTGGTGACATAAAGAGCAACTTTAAAAGCATACAACTTCATGAATCAGTCTTTACAAGATTGTCGAAAGATGGTTTTGGGTTGATGAAGAATATCTACATGGGTTTAAATGTCTCCAACGACCAACAGTTTAAAAAGACATTCATTGATCGTGGCGGCGATTACAAGAAGTACTTCTGGACACAAGGTATAAAACCAGGTTCAGAAGGCGCTATTAAATTCATGGCTGATCGTTCTTTAATTCTGGTTAAGTCCAAAGGCGGTTTCGAAGATAAGACTGGAACACAATGGTTTTTATCAGCCATTGATGAATTCTGGGGAGAGGGACTACCTTTGCCGAGATCAATCAATGAGACTGAAGCCAAACGTCCGGGTGAAACAGCCTCAATGACCAGAGAGGAAGTATTAGAGTTGGCTAACTTTGTAAAGGACATGATTAAGTACACAATCGAGTCTTTTAAGACCGATTATATCGAACTTAATAAAATGAACTCTACGACTTTCGAATATCAGGTTGAAGGCTATAAGTACCAAAAAGGATCTTCTGAATTTGGTGTGCGTTACGATAATGGATTAGTTGAGACAAAAGACATTCTGAAGAAGGGGTTGCAAATGTTACCTATCATTCAGACAAGATCTATTGATTTCTCACAAGCAATCATGGAGTTGAAATTCACAACTACCAGACAAGCTTTCCATGTTTTAAACAGAATAGCTGTTAATTTCTGATAACAGCATAAAAGGGGGAAATCCCCCTTTTATGTCGGATCGTCTTTGACAACAAATACTTTATTAGGTTCTTCGATTCGCTTGATAATGAACCATCCTCTACTACACCATAGATCATCTCCGACTTTTAAACCATAAGTGCTAATATTCCATTGCTCCTCTTGCTCTTTTTCCAATTTGTTTTTATCAAAAAACACAATTGAGAACAATTCGAGAATAGAATCTATCAAGTCTTTTAAAAGATTTATCATAACGCTTACTTAATGAATTATTAAATCTTTATTATCCTTTATTTTAATTGGAAGTACTTCATGCTTTAAGTTCCTTCTAATTCTATCACATATGTTAATCGGTGAGTGTTTAATTCCAATAAAGTGGGTTTGATTGGAATTATAAAGTTCCAAACTATCAACATATAGTCCGACACCGAGATTGGTGGATTTCTGAAAATTATAGGAATTGTATTTAAAGATCATATCTTTAAAATCATCAACTAACCTATCGCCAGCTATTGACTTGCTATCAAAACTATTGACAACATCAATTGCGTGATTTGGCGTGATTATTCCTTTTTCATAATCCAGATCAGAAACATCACCATGTATAGAAGTTAATGATAAGTGATTTAAAACACCTCTATCAACTTCGTAGTTCAATGTCAATCCAACAATCGTTCTGATATCATCCGAAGCTATGATTATTTCAGAATATAGACCTCGTAACTTATCGAATCTACAGAGGTTGTGTACTTCAGTGGTTAATTCTATAAAGTAATCTAGATCGTCGTAATTTAAAAATGAATTTGTCTCTTTTAGATGATTATTTAAATCTTCCTCAAATCTGAGTAGTTCGTTTTCATTTATGTTTCGCTTGGTTACTTTGAACAACATGATTATTTATTTGTTTTTAAATTCATACAAATACAATGAAAACAAAAAAAAAATAAAGAACATAAATTACAGAAAGACCCGGAGGTCTTTCTGTAATATGTTTGGGTTTAACCCTTCGCCAGAGCTGCTGCTGCTTGTTCTGCCAGAGACAGACGAACCTTCTTCATGTCACCGATGTTGCGAGTGCTTTGAACTTCAAAACCAGCACTGACGTTGCAGTACTTGACCGTCTTCTGATCGGGGTTTTGAGGGTTCGGGAACGAAGCTTCGCGAGTGAACGTTGCCGAGAAGGAATCCTTACCAACAGTGGGAAGCGTCAGCTCAACCTTTTGAACTTCAGGATGCTTCTTGAAGAAGTCGATAGCTTCTTGACCACCACCGTATACGGTGCCGGCTGCAAACAGCGAATCAGACTTCTTGATCGATTCTGCCATTGCAATGGTTACGCCTTCAGGCAGGGAAGAAGCGTACAGGGCATTGTCTTCGACTTCAATGATGCCGATGGTCTTATCGGAATCACTCAGACGAGCCTTCAGATGAGGACGTGCGCCTTTGGCGAATTCCAGAACATCAGCGGGAACTTCAACAGTGGTCTTGGTTTCAGTCTTGTTAGACATTTTAGTTTCCTTGGGAAAAGACAAGTTTAGTAGATGTGATTAATAGGAATCACGATTGCGACCATTAGAGGAGGATTTACGTCCACCATAGTCATTGTTACGTTGTCCGAATTCTCCGCGATCTTTCCGACCGAAGGATTGTGGTCGCGAGTTATTCGAACCGTAACTACCGCGCCGACCGTAACCTTCCGACGAGTCGTGGTCAGGGCGCAGTTGTTGCTCAATTAGTTTCTGAGTTTTCTCAGGGTTTTCATCGAACAAACATTTCTTCAAAGCATGCTTGGTAATAAGACGTGCCTTAATCATGGAACCATTTTGAGAAGCTTCAACGCAACGGTTGTAGCCAAAGACAACATGATATTTGCCTTCAAAACGGAAGAGTGTGATGGGTTTATTTTCGAAATCTTCTTCAGAACAATGCTTGAGTTCAGTTATTGATTTCTTTTCAATGTTGAGTTCTTTTACATCAACTTGAACTGTTGGTGATGTATTAGCCGCAGTGATGATTCGGCTAAAATCATATTTTTGATTTAGAAAAAGGAACGAAGCCTCTTCCGACATTTCTTTATCTTCAGGAAAATCCATTTTCGTTAATTTATGAAAAAGGGTTAGGTTTGTCCACATGTATCAATGTGGTTTGTAAAAAAACCACAACAGTACAACCTAATGCAGTTATGTCTGTTTAGTGATATGTGTTTATAAAATGTTTCAATGGGTATAAAACAGGGGGACAGTCCCCCTGTTTTATATTAATCACATCGTGCTTACTACTCGATTAAATTGTTCTCGAGTCCTGGTTAACTTATTAATTGCATTTATAGCAGCTCTTACTAATTCGTAATATGTTTTAAGTATTTCTCTTTCTAATTTTGTCTCATCACTTGTGAGATCTTTACCAGTTATTCCGGTTAACAAAACGTCTGTAATAGCTACGGCCATTTTTTCAACCACACTATCTTTACTTTGTTCTTCTATTAAGAATTTTTCGTAAAGATTAATTACTCTCTCAATCATGGGTGAAATTACTTTAACCGTGTCGTAAATTTGATATGCGACTTCTTTAATTGTTTTATTATTTATATCTTTTAATTCAACTTCATCAATCTCAAACTCAGTTAATTTCTTATTTTCGTTAATTAAGTTTGAGTTACGTTCAAGATAATCAATTACATCTTGTAAAGACTCTGATTTCTTGTATGTTTCAGTCATACCTTTTATGACTGTAACTAAACGAACGATACTGTCTGATAGTCTTACTATATAAGTGTAATCATTTTGCGCATAACAAAAATAAGGTAGATTCCGGGCATTTAAAATTTGTGCACCGGTATTTACGAATCCATTATGAAAACGACTATCGGTCTTAATATCGAAAATACCATTTATTACACGATGATAGTCGGAAAAAGCATTTAATTGAACACCAGTTTCCTTAGCTTTATTTTCTACAAGTGTTTTTAATTCACCGATAGTGACGTTCTGAATATCAGGGTTTGATTGTTCGTTAGATGCACTTTGTTTAGTTGTATCTTTTTGTTCTTTTTTGATTTCTCGTTCAGCTTCTTCTATATTTTCTTTAAACTTCTTACTATTATTATTTAATTGTTCCGTTTGTGTTTTATTTGTTCCAAAAATCTTTTCTTTAAACCAAGCTATAAGTTGTTTTATTTTTTCAATTATCTTTTTAAAGAAATTAGCAGCTTTTTCTTTAAAAGTAGAACCGTCTTCTAAACTAATGCAGTTATTGAGACCAAAAATATCAGTTTTATCAAAACTGTAATTTAGATCAGCAGATATTGTTTCCATCGAAACATGGTATCTATTGTTCGAATCAATTGTTTGTTTTAGGTTTAAGTGTTTCATTTTATTATCTTAGTTAAATTTAGATAGAATTTAAATCTCAAGGCCGTTTATATTAATCACCGTTATTAATTAAATTATCTATGTCTATTACAAGAGTGCGAGATTGATTACCGATGCGTTTTACTGCTTGCAATAAAATGGCTGTGTTAGATATTAGATTTCTAAACGTTCTTATTTTAGCTATATCGTCCTGAGTTAAACCGTGTTCTTTAGAACCGCTGTCTGCTAACTTGTCAGCAAATCGAGCCATTTCAAGAATCTTATCGGCAACTGATGAACTATCACCACCCTTATCGATAATCCTCAACACTTTCTGTTCATAGCTCATTGTGGCTTTAAGTAATTTAGCTGTAAATTCATGAACATTACTATCAAGACACTTATCCATCATTTCTTTAATGTGGTGTTCGTTAGATAGTACTTCTTCGTATTTATCAGTAGCTGTACCGCCGTGTATAGATATATCCTTAAAACCGGTATTCTTTTCTAACGCATCATTAAAATCTTTAAAGAATTTAACTGCGTCATCCAAATCACTCATTAAATCAGTCGCAATGTTTACCATGTGATATTCTTGAAATAACAACATGTATAAGTCATTACGCCAGGTATTACCAACCACTGATATTTTTCTAGATAAATTATAACTCATTGAAACTATAGCAGTTGCACTTACATGGGATTTTAATTTATCCTGTAATTCAGTATTTTTCTTAGTTAGATCGGCTTTATCTTTTTCTAGAAGCTTTACTTTATAAGAATCGCCTCTTAGTTCTGTGATCTTAATGTTAAGTCTTTCAATTTCGGCTGCTTGATCTTTAATAAAATCTTCTTTGGATTCATAATCTGCTGCTTTCCTTGAGAGTTTCACATTTAAAACAGCTAGAGTTTCTTCTAATTCTTTTATTCTATTGCTGTTATGGATAAGCTTATCAAACTCTTCTTTCCTCTTTTTTTGTTCTGAAGAATCTAGACTGTTTGCTATTTTTCTAAGAAAATCAGCAATCGCTTTAAATACTTTACTTAGAAAATCTTTAACTTTTTGTTTAAGACTATCGGAATCTTCTAGTCCGAATGATAGTTTCAATGAACTTAATTCTAAACCACTTAGAGAGTTATTTAAATCTTGCTCAAGTGATTCGAGAGAAATACTTTGAACAATTGGAGTTTTTTGAAATTGAGTTATGCTTAGGTGTTTCATTTTTTATATCGTGAATAAATAAATAAATAAAAAATGGACTGGATAAACCAGTCCATTTATGTTGTTTACCATTTAGCCCAAGCTGGACCATCTTCAGATTCTAAAGACGTGGACCAACCCATTGTCTTGAATAAATCTTCAGCAGTCAGTATCGCTGACTCAGTTCCTATACCGGCAGTAGTTCTTGCAGCTAAAATAGCTCTTTCAAATTGACCACGATTAATGATCATTGAATCACCACTATAAGACTCCAGTACTGGACTGTGATATTTATCAGCGTAAGCAATACCTGGCTCATTTACCAAGTCAAATGTAACCACTGCTTTTAAAGCACGTTTGATTACGTTTTGATGGTAGTAGTCTTTTGTAAAGGAACGAATTGAGAAACAAACATTTTTATCTTTGTTCTTCAAGGCTTCGTCTAAGACATAACCCAGTTCACCACTTGGCTTTACTTTACTCATGATAGCGATGATGGGTCTGCCCTTTTCATCTTTTACTCTATCAAAGTCAAGCCAGATTTCTTTATGGTGACAGCAAATACGTTCCTCGTAAATGCTGAGCACTCGTCTTGCAAAATCAGATTCAGATTGTCCAATTTGTGGTTTAGGATGTCCGTTTTCTCCGTTCAGAGAACCCTTCTTGACACGTCTCATGAACTGACTAGAAGATTCAAAGATCTCTCTAGATTGCTCATAAACGTAATATTGTCCAGCAGAGTTAAAGACATCCAATGCACCCACAACGACTTCGTAATAACCATCGGCGTCTGGAGTTAGGAGACCAACTTTATTGGTACCTAACAACGCAGTACATCCGAATCGCACACTGTTATGGTTCATTTTTGTATTCCATTATTTTCTTAACAAACTCTCAATTCTTTCTTCACGTTCTGAAGGAGAAACAAGAGAAGACACAACACCTTCTGTAAAATGACTACCAGCCAGTTTATTAGTTGTGTTGGTTGCAGAGTAAGTAACAGATTTGAGAGGAATGAAATAAGGATTGATGTTTACCAAATCTTCCTCACTTCTAACCGCTTGTCTGTAGTACTTTGTTCTGTCTGACGGATCTCTAGATATCATTGAAACAAGCAATTCTGTTACTTCGTGCTCTCTACCAATGTTGGCGCCAGCATGGTATTGTGCAGTATCAAATATCTTTGCTAGTTCTTTGTATCCCAAATACCAAGGTACATTACCCTTAGATATTATCTCGTCATAAATTCGATAAGTCAAGACGTCTGTCTTGACTAAGTTAAGCGTGGCAATTACAGTGCTACCAGGCTCAAAAATAAATTCATAGTAGTCGTCTCCGTTTATAGTAACTATGTTTCTATAATCAGGCGTAATTCTGATCATGGCGTTAACCATCGATACGCCGTAGAAGTTTTCGACTACAATGGCGTATATACCGACGATGTGTGTATCGACTCCGATAGACACCAGATTACGTTCTGAGAAACGGACAGGACAGTAGATCTTACACTGTTTTAAAGTGATCAATCTACCGTCCTCCAGTTCGGAGAGACTAGCATGTATCTTTTCAGGATTTCTTCTGAGCTTTGTGATATCCATGCTAATCCTATTTTTTATCTACGAGCAGATTCAACGCGGAACATGGAAGCAACCCACTTCGAAACATACATGGCAGTCATGATGCTTGCAGCGGTTTTGATATCCATATTCGGATTACTCTTCTTAACTCTATCCAGAGTAGAGAGAATTTCATAAGCGCTAGTGTGTCCGTAGCGAGCAGTACAAACCAGTCGCAGGATCAAACCGTGAATGTTATCAACTTCATCGAGTTTTGTTTTTTCCAAAGCTTCATTGAACTTGCTGATAACGTTCGCTCTTTGCTGAATCGGTAGTTCTTCTGGGCTAAGATTTGCAACGTGACTGCTGAATTCTGTTGCAAGAATTTCGCGAATCTTATTAAACTTGCGAAGCTTAACAACTGTAGAAGTCAAGACAGTGTGCTTGTCCCAAACATTCTTAAGAGCAACCGAATTATCGGTAATATAGCTCTTAGTTAGTTCGGGATTATCCAGAGTAGACAGTCCAAAAAGAGCAGTGTTGTCACCACCTTCATTTATCCATTCTTTATAAAGAGTGGGATTAACGAAGATCTTAACAAAACCATCTTTCTTAACGATTCTTTCAACCAGATAACCTACCTTGTTAGATAGATCTTGTCTGTATTTTGCTCTGAGCAAACCAAGAGCTGCTTGGGTTCTGTATTGGTTTAACAGATCCTTATAAGCAGTTAAACTCATTCCGGCGTCTTCTTGCGGATTGCTGATGAGATTTCTAGCAACCAAGAATGTAACGAGCGAGCGACAAACAGCATACTCAGGCTCATTGAGTAGTTGAGTTGTTGTCTTAGCGCTATCGCCGTCTGGTTGGGGGATGTTGGTAAACATCGTTTCCCAAACATGTTGCAGAGTTCCAGGAGTTAGCTTCGAGACATAAATTGCAACAGCTTCATCCAAAGTGATCGAACCAGTCTTCATCAACTCCAGTACTTGCTCGTCCGTGCGAGTGGAGTGTTGGAAACCACCTTCGATATCGTAGGTTGCTTGGTCCTTGTATCTTTCAAGAGAGTCTAGGAGTGCCGGCTCTGCCATGAAACTGTAATTTGCACACTGCACAATTTCAATTTCATGAAGCGGGTCTCTAGATACCTCATCAATTACCGGAGTCACACTTTCAACAAAGTGAGTAACTTCAGGAACAACGACTGTACGAGCCAGAGCCAGGTGGTTGCGAACAGCAGAGGCTACAGCAGTCTTTAGTTCTGCCATGTCGATTGCGTGCTCGTCATAACCCTTGATGGGGCACAGTGAATTGATTGCTTCTTCCAAAGCTTGTCCTTCCAGAGGACGGCCTTGAATATCAATCAAGTCACGCTTCATGCAGCTCTTGACCAATATGTCGAGAGGTGAACCAGTGACGGCACGAACATAAATGTCTTTTTGATCAAGCGTTTGAGTTAAAGGCAATGCGATTGCCAGTGAGGTAGATTTCAACATCTTAGATCCCCTTTATGATGTTTTCAATCTCACTTTGGAAAGTGGATTGAGACAGTTGTTGAAGCATTTCTTCATTCAAAGGCAGATCACCAATAGTGTTATCCACACCGCTAGAAGAATTCAAGATTTCAGAACACACCTCGCTCACAAGTTGTGAAGCGTTAGCCAGTGTAAGCTGAGTAACTATGGATTGTTGATTTTTCATGTTGGTTTCTCATCAGAAAAAGTAGAAGAGGGAGATAACTCCCCCTTCTCTTATTTTTTATACATTTCGACAGCTTTCTTGCCGATAACGTCAAGCAATGTAGTGGTTGTACCTATAACAATTGGACTTAAAACGATACGATCATCAATACTCTTAGCTCCGAATATTGCATCAATTGGTTTACCAGACTCAGTAACTGTATTTTCTCCGAATACTCGACCAAATACGGTTTTCATCTGATTGCCAAAAACACCCTTATCGCCTACCCCAGCATCTACTTCAGCGGTGATGTAGATTTGAATTGCTGCAGTATCCAAAGCAAGTGCTTCGTTATCAATTCTGAAGTTCTCATCTATACTACCGGTAAAAGCTTTTTTACCAGCAGAGCGATTCCTCTTAGATATTTGAGCGTCAGATATATCTGCTATTTCTCTAAGACTTTCACTCATGTCTTCCTTATCACCGTGATAGTACACTTCTATTCTCTCCACTTTACCTTGAATTTTAGATAATGGAGATTGTGATGAAAGAACACGCAATGTATCCAGAATTGAATCGTCCAAAGCGGTATTTCTACCACCTATGTTGTCGTCAATGTTGCATAAGATACTTTCCGATTCTAAGACTTGGCCTACCTTAACCAGTCTATGAACTTGTTGCTGGAAACCAACAACGATCGTTCTGACCTTGGTAATCTTTGTCCTGAGCTTACTTGCTAATCTTGTCGATATAGCTGAAGAGTCTTCCAAAGTATCTGCGCTTTCCAACAATACTGTCCTGGCATTAACTGCAGACTTCCAAACTATCTGTTTAGGATTGAGAACGTCTGGTTCAAAGAAACCATCGTTGTAGGCTATCGGATCGCCCTCTTTGAAAACATCGCCTGTTCTGAGAGGAGTGATAACGGTGTGCGGGATTATCAATCCTGCGGCTTTACCGTATATAGATCCTAATTGAACGCCCTTTCTCTCACCGTCCTCGTACTCGACAATGATGCCTTGATCATTAGCGCTTATAACCTTACCAGATTTTTTGGCCATGTAAGCAAACATTTCGCCAGTCTTATAAGGAATAACTTGCTCGTAACCTGTTCTAACAGAATTTTGGTGATACCCGTTACAGGAAACACCATGTCCGTGTTGAATGGCGATGAAGTTAACACGCTTTGGATCGTCGACTGTTGCTCCAACTGATAACAGTGCCGATGACGATAGTAGTGGAGTAGCTCCAGATTTACCCACGACGTATCTTCTACTTATACCTCTTAAAGATGTAAATTGCGGATCTCCGCTGAGGAATATGTTAATGCCTACGTCAGAGTTATCCACTGTCGATTCTGATATAGTACCCATGTCGTTTTTGTGATAAACTCGAGTTCGCTTAACCATGCTTCTCGAACTTCTACCACCTATCCCAGAATAAGTAACAGCTTCCGCTTCTTTCATATTCTGTATTGGATTAATTTCAACGACTTGATTTTTAGCTGGGTCTTGGTTAATCTGAATCCAAACCGCGTAAGGATTCATCTCAACTGGATATCTGTACTTACCAGGTCTTGCATTATGTATTCTGATGGAGCGAACCATCTCAGAATATACAACACCAGCAAATCTTTCATATCCCTTTATTCGCATGTATTCGCTATCTAGTTCATTGGGATGATGGTCGAGTAGAAGTAATTCTGCGCTTCTCTTCAAAAGACCTTCAAAGTCTGTTGGTTCCTTCATCTCAACAAGAAGATCCTTTGTTATTGGATCAACGAACATGTTAGATAGTAAATCGATTTCCCTCAAATAACGAACACCCAATCCTGCGTCTTCAAGTACGTTCAGATATACGTCAGGTTTGTCGAATTCATGTACGTTATAGGTGATGGTGGTATCTCTGTGTTCTCTCCAGCCGCCGAGTATCATAGAGGCTAATCTGTCTTCTCTATTAAATACCCAAGTCTCGTCTTGGAACACAATTTCCCATTCGTCGGGAGTTAATTGTGCTCTCTGCCCGGCTGGAACAACTCTAGGAGTTATTTTTAGACTTCTAACCAACTTACTGAACCCATAAAGGTAACTCAATATTACACCAACAGGTATTGATTTACCAAATACTCTCAACTCCGCAAAGTCCAGAGGAGTCTTCTTGCTACTTATACCTAACAGATCTTCAATTGAAGGCATTGCTTGTAAGCTAAAGTCTGTAGAGCTTACAGTGTGGTATAAAGCATTATTTTTACCGATAACCAGTATTTGTCCTTGACTGTTTGATCCAGCGACAACAGCTCCATCTTGTTCAATTTCACCGATGTTATTGGAACTGGTTATTTTTGCTCGACTGTTGTAGTCGAAATTCAAATTCCAATACAAATCGTATTCGTTTCTCTTTGTTTTCAAAGTGAAAGAATTAAAGTTTTGAGCTAAAATGGTGTATAGTCTAGGCAATTTAATTTCATTTCTGAAAGAATTACCAGGAGCCATATTTGTGATTAGGTCTGATTCTTTATTAAAGCCAAGAACCATTATCGATGCTGCTAACCACTTACCGTAATTATTGGTTCTTCTATCGTTTCTTTCAACAAAGACTTTACCATAGTAGCTTGTTAGAGAAACCCTACTGGGAGATATTTTTCTGATAGGTAAATCACCTCTTTGTTTACGGAGTCTATAGTTGACACCGTTAACCATGAAGTTACCTTCATCATCTACTTTTGGTATCTTGAAGTGAATTGTACTGGCTGTGCCTTGCAGTGGCTTTATCTTGACTTGATAAACAAAATGAGATCCAGTGATGTCTTCGACTTCTTCGACTTCGTAATCTGTGACGATGACTCCTGCTTTCTGAATAGATAGAACGGCAGCAGCTATGTCTTTTTGAAGAATGTGATTTACATATTTCTTATCAAATTCCAAAAGTGATGACTTCAACATTGTTTTATCAACAATGGTATTCTTATCAGGAATTGAGGGAGATTCTTTTATTTGTAAATCTTGAGGAGTAATCTGAATGAACTTATCAAGAGTAGTGCCGTCTGGGGCTTTCAGAGTCTTATAAGTACTAGCCATTTCTAAGTACTTACGATATTCTGCTGCGGATAGACCGCCTGAATCTGCAAGTCTGTCGCAGTGTTCGACTATCGCGCCTTCGAGAGTATTAGGTTTAGTCTTTATCTCAATTACTTGAGTACTAACGTTACCATCAACAACAACATCCATTCCGCTGTTATCGCCAGTGGTCTCCAGTTTCTCTAAGTCAGCCTCTATCTCTGCATCAATTTGTTCATGATTCTCATCTTCGAAATCATTGGCAATTTGAATTACTTCTCTTTCATTTCTGACATCTGTAGTTTGATCAATATCATCATCGTCCGGATCTAAACTACCGTCGTTATCAACAGTGGTTGTCTTTGTTTCCGTTTGATCTAGACTTTGATCCAGCACCACGTCTTCTTTAACATCCACGTTATCTGGAAGATCTGGGTTTGTCCTAGCCTCGAACAAAGAAATGAGAAGTCTCAGAAAGCGTTTTTGTAACTGCTCAGGATCGAGTCCTTTTGTTATTTCTTGACCGTCTGGTTTTTCACCAGGTTGGGATTTTCTCCAAGAATCTAGAACTCCTAGATTTATAACAAACCATCTTCCCGATTCCTTGAAGATGATGTTAATCTTGTCGTATTGTTCTTTACTTCTAATGTTTAAACCTATTATAGATTTAGATCTATTCTTGCCTAACCATTTCCATATATCAAGAATCATCAGACTCTCTGGACTGTTAAATACTTTAACAGTATTTTGATTCATCACCTTTTCAGCGAGATTCAAAGATGATATACTCGGAAGAATATTTGGAAGATCAATTTCAATATAGTGATTTCTATTGATCGTCGGCACGTATGTGGTAACTTCGTCTATTTTATTCCAAATAGTTGAAGTCAGATTGTACCACTGATAATACGCAGTGTAATAATTTCTGAGATATTTATAAGTTCTATGAATCAGCGAGTAGTTGAAACAAACATGAATAAATGGATCTCTGTATGATGTTTCGGCATCTTTGAATAATCTGAATCGTGGATTATTTGTTCGATGCAATCTTATTTGTTTGTTTACATCATAAACCAAAACCCTAGGATTTCCTTCTGTGGACGAAATCCTACTTATATGGTCGATGTAAATTGGTCTTTGTGTTTGTCCAAATATTGGATCCGTATCAACGGGCCCATCGTCCAAAGCACTTGTTCCAGGATAGTGAAATATAGAGTTCTTAGGAAGATTCAATAATTCTAGCTTAGGAAGCGGAGGCTTCACAAGTTGATTAGAATTCCTAATTCCATATTTTCTAAAGAATACAGACGGTTCAAGAATCATTTTAATTTCCGGTCATGTTGTGTAAGACCAGTTCAACGGTTGACACAGACGTGCTATTTATGAATTCACCATTCGTACCAACATAAGCTCTACGGCTGTTGAAATACGTTTCACATTCTCTGATAGATTCGTCAGAATAACAAATGTTAGCTGATGAAGTGTCTCCGTCAAAGTCTGCCCCCAGTCTACCTAAGCGACTGCTGTGAGGAATCAAACTGTTAACAAAAGCCGAACCAATCAATGGGAATTCATAAGCAGTGCTTTCAGGCGTCGGTTTCCAAGCATAATCCAACGGAACTCTCACCTCACTCTTTAGAGTTACTTTCAAATGAGTTCTACTGGGATATATGCTACCAATACCTGTTACTGGATAACGTGTGACTAGAACTGGATATTTCTTTGCATTTGCGTATACGGATATGTATAAGAATTCAGAGAAAGTAATGGGGTAAACGTACTTCCTACTAAAATTCTCAGGTAACTCATCAATACTGTGCATGACCTTGAAAGTTCCATCAGGTCCTTTATAGATCAATGCTAGATAATAACCATCAATGATGATTGGTTTATTTCTGATACTCTCGTCTTTGAAACGATTGATCATCTTTTCGATGCCTTCGTTTGTACCCCAGTAATTGTAATACTTACTGTGCAATAAGACTTGCTCGGACTTAAGAGTTTCTCTATTGATGAGGTTTGCTGGTTTATTGATATCAGTAAAGATTGGATCTAAGAATCTTCTTATCTGAAAAACACTGACAGGAAGACTAGCTTTTAAATACTGATACAAACCAATTATAGTGCTATTAAATCCGGGATTTCCTTCAGAACCTAAAACATCTACAGAGGTATCCATAGCGGTAATAACATTACGTGTACCGTTAAAGATTCTTCTCGATGCCCATCTTCCAAGCATTAGTTTCTTCTTACCTTTCACTTGAGATTCAAGTAAATTGTACAATTCAACAAAAGCTAATTGCAGATGGAGTCTTGGAACGTCCAATAATTCCGGACTTGTTTTTACAACGTTTTCATTTATCGTGTTTGATTGTTTTATAAGACTGCGATAAATTGTATTTATTTCGTTTTCACTGATTCTATTTTGAGCAGTGAATTCAATGTCTCTCAAACCAGCAGGCAGAACAATGATGTATCTGTTCAATGCAGTATCTCTGTACTTGTAGAGAAGCTTTGCATTCTCTTCACGAACAATACTTTTTGTTTCTTTAAATACAATGTCCTTCCAGTGCTTTAAGAAAAAGTACATCCCAGTTTGTCCGTTGATGGCGTCAGACTTATCGAAGTCCTTTTCCTCATCATTCCAAACGGCATAAGACTGAGCGTTGATTATTTCGACGTACAGTTTCTTAAGGTCCCCTAAGGCTCTGTAGATAATCGGATGGATAACTTCTATCTTGATATCGATGTATGAGAATCGATAATTTCTTTTCTCATCACCCATTCTACCGAAAATTTCAGTAGAAAACAATCCCTCTGGATGAAAGTCAGAAGTACTACCATCAAAGAAGTCTAATACTTTAACAGGCTTTAGTCCTGTTAATAATTGGTCATTCAGACGCAACAGTGTTACGTTGAAGGGTACTGATGTTTTATTCATTTTTCATTAACCTTCCATTAGGTACTACACTGAATTTGTTTCAGATATAAAAATACCTTATGAAAAATAGAGGTTTAACATGGCAAGTAAAATCAATTATCAGAGCAAGGGTGATTTCAACCCAAGCACTGATCTAGATTTACCAGATTTTGAATTTGATGTTGAGAAACCTAAGAGCAACGGTGAAGTAGTCACTGGTTTAGGTAAAACTGTAGCTAGAAGTGCGGGTAATGCTATATTTAGCACCAACACTCTAGAACAAATAATCAGACGAGCATTGCCGAAGTCGTATGGCGAAACTTTAGACTATATGTCTGAAGCTTCAAGCAATATCAAGTCGCTATACAATACCGCAGTCAAAGAACTGCGTCCGGCAAACTCACAATTAAAGCAATCGATCAGAACAATACTCCCCAATTTAAAGGATAAGGTTCCAGGATCAATTGCAGATAGACTTAAAGAGTATTCAAAAGTCGATTCAACTTATTCTTCGGAACTATCTCCAGAGCAACAGCGCGAGCAAGCACTGATGATAGAGCTTGGCAACATGTTTCAAAGCCAAGCAGAACAAAATCACGAAGGACAAGTTAGAGAAGATCAAAGAGAACAACTCAGACAAGCTCTCGACCAAGTTAGACATAAGGATAATCTTGGTCAATTAAATGCAATCAGAGTTGGTATTGGTAGATTAACAAGTTATCAAGACAATGTTCTTGCTAATTACCAAAAGAAGTCTCTGGAACTTCAATACAGACAATACTACGCAACAGCTGAAATACTAAAGACTCTAAAACAGACTCAAGTAGAAAACAAAGCTGCTTACGAAGGTATCATTACAAATACTTCTTTACCTGAATTCGTAAAGTTAAGCGCCAGTAAGCGATTCAAAGAAATGGCCAGAAACCGTTTCATGGAAGCTGGTCAAGATGCCTTATTTGGAAGAACGGATTATATTCGTAAATACATGACGAATATAACAAATTCTCTAAAAGAAAAAATAAAACAATATGCCGAAGCCGGCAACGACATGACAGACATGCTTTCCATGGGGACCGACATGGCATCCATGGGTTCTGACATGGGTATGGATTTTAAAGACATACTGGCAGAACAAGTCGGCGGATTCATGGGTAATGAATATGTTAATTCAAAAATCCCAGGTATAAGAAAATTAGCAAATAAAAATAAGAGAATAGTTAGGTTTGGCAACAAGCTGGCTTACGGTATAAATAATGCTCCTCACTTAATTAAAAATAGTCTAAACGACTATGATAAGTTTAAGTGGATGTCTGATGATCTTAGAAACTTCCTATTGGAGACAATGCCTAATATTGAAGGCGGTGTCAACATGGATGTGGATAAGGCAACGTCAATGATGGATGTTGGATACACCAGCAAGGGCGTCAATAAGTCATTAACAGAAGTAATTCCTGGTCTGCTTTCCAGAATACATAGAGAGATGTATATTCTCAGAACTGGCAATGAGAATGTCGGTCTCTTAGCTTATGATTTTGAGAAAAATAAATTTGCTGATTCTAAACAATTAGCAAAAGACATTCGCAGATCAATGGTTTCTTCAGATGAGCGCAAAACAATATCTGATAAAACAAATAAATTAGTTAGATTCTTAGGAAAAGCCGGTGGTGGTAATTTATCTGATAGTCAAAAGAAATTATTGTCGGATAAATTAATAGAAATGAGCTTCCGCAGAAGAGATACTGACTTCAGTGCACTAGGAATGAAGTCAAGTACTTGGGGCGGCGGAGAGGATGCTAAACAACTTAACAATTTGTTTAGGAATCTGTTTGGATACGACGGTGTTGATGAGATGAATAATCCCATCTTCAAGAATAAAGATATTCAAGCAAAAGCTCAAAACATGATCACTCAGTCAATCCAAGACTTGACTGGACACCTTAGAGATCCTAGAGCTAGAATTCAGAACATGGTTAATCTAGGCCAGTACGATGTTCTGAGAGAAGCTGGTTTGTTAAATGACGCTAATGAACTTGATAGAAATGCTCTTTATCAAGAAATGCTTGGAGAATACGAAACCGTTCAAACTCCAACTGGTGAACGTCGTCGTAGAAGAAGACTGAATATCAAAAATGATAACAGACAGTTCACAACCTACAACCAATCAATTGGTTCTCAAGCTAACTCAACAGAGTCTGAAAGTGTAAGTGTCAATAGAGGAATGGAAGAGTTGACCGAATCCATAAAGTCAACAAGCATTGTTCCTCAAGCCAATCAAATGGCTGCCTCTTTATTGAGAATAGAGCAAGCTATCAATGAGAGCATATTGATTCAAGCTAGTAAATTAAGCGATAAAGAATTAGACGGGCTGTCTGCTGAGAGTCGTAAACGAAAAGGCTGGTGGAATAAGACTTTAGGGGAAGCTACTAAAGATACATTTTCTGGAGTCTTTAATTTTGGTGGTAGTTTATTTAAACACGCTAAAACAGTTAGTAAGCGGTTAGAAACCATTTTAGGTAGATCCGCTTCTGCCGGATTCAATGTCGGTAAGAAGACATTCCAAATGGGTGCAGGTATACTCGATAAGTTCTTAGGTGATGTTTATGTTGGTGATGAGAAATCTCCAAGACTCACTAAAGCAGCTTTAAAAGCAGGCGAGTACATTGATCAAAAGACAGGTAAAATCATAAAGTCCTTTAAAGACATTACTGGTACTGTTATTGATAAGACTGGTTCTGTTTTGCTTGATGCATCTGAAATTGAGAACTCATTTGTAAAAGGCAATAAATTAAGAGCCTTAGGAAGTTTAGTTGGTAATGTCGGTAAGTTTGCTTTTGGTGAACTTGGATCAAGTTTAGGAAGAGCCGCCAAGATTGGATCAATTGCATTTTCTAAATTTAAATCAGGTTCGGCATCAATTGCTAAGATGATCATTCCTGTTAAGGATATTTATCTTAAAGGTGAAATCGATAAGGACCCGATACTGTTTAGATGGAAGATGATAAAAGGTTATTACTTTTCCAAAAAGACAGGTAAAGTAATACGACATCAAAATGACATAGATGGCCCAGTCATCGAAATGAAGGATGGAGTAGAAACAGTCGTTCTCACTGAAGAGATGATCAATCAAGGACTTGTTGACTCCATGGGTAAAGAGATTAGATCTCTTTACATGAATGCCGTTGGTAGACTTGCTAAAATGGGTTTTGCGGCTGGTAAAACAATCTTGAGTAAAGCTGTTAAACTCGCAAAGGGAATTGGTGAAAACCTGACAGCTGGAGCTAGTTCTTTATTAAAAGGACTTGGTAGTATATTTGGCGGATTTACTTTCATGGGAAAGAAAAACTATGAAGTAAATAAATCAGCTCTTGATGTCCAAAAAGCAATACTCAAACTCTTGCAAGAGAGATTACCAGGCAGAAAGAAAGTATTTGGAGATCTTGACGGAGATGGTATCCGTGAAGGAAGTTACGAAGATCTTCAAAGAAAGAAATCCAAAGCACAGCAAGCTAAAGAATCCCTTTCCTCAAAAATGGGATCTGTACCAGGTCTTAACATAGCCGGGATGTTTGGTGGATTAACTGGAGCATTTGGCGGCATAAAGAACATGTTCTCAAAATCACCAAAAGAAAAAGAATCAGACGATTCATTAGGCGTCGGTGATATTGCTGCTGGAGTTGCTGGTGGTTCAGTAGGCGGTGGTATTCTTGGTAAGTTTGGCGGGAAACTGGCTTCTGGAGCTAAGTTACTTGGCAAGGGTGCTTTAGGAATTGGCAGGCTAGGACTATCAGCACTGGGTATGACTGGAGGCGCTGGACTTAGCGCTGTTACTGCTGGTGCTGGTTTACTGGCGCGTGGTGGAGCTGCTGCGCTGGGTTTGATTAGCTGGCCCGTTGCACTGACTGCTCTTGGTCTTACTGCAGCCTACTATGGCTATAAGCAGTATAAGAAAAAGAGAATAGACACACTCTCTGCTGTTAGATTTGCACAATACGGGTTTGATGCTTCTGAAGAAGAAGCTTTGCAAGCTGTCTTTGGTTTAGAAGATGGATTGCAAAAGTATGTAGAGATTAATGCTGGTAAAGGAAAAATCAACGAGGATAAAGTTGATTTTGAAGAATTGATTTCTGCCTTTGGTGTTAGTTTGGATGATAAGAAAGCATACTCTAAATGGAAGGCTTGGTACGAAGCAAGATTCAAACCGGTTTTCTTAGGCCACATGGCTGTTTTAAGAACTAGTTATCCTGGAGTCGATATTGATTCTGTGGATTCAAAATTAGATTCGCAGAGTAAGCTTAAATATCTGGACGCAACACAACTTCTTGGTGTGGATTATGGATTTGTCGTGTCTCCATTTGCTGGAGCCAGGGTCCTCAAGATATCTGTTCAAGGAGTAAAGGGTGCGATAGAAATAGCCAGAGCAAAACTGCAAAAAGAAATAAAAGACAAAGCAGACTATAAGCCTGGTTTATTAGAAACGAAAGCTAGAGAACTCACAGCAAGCGCTCTTGGTGCAGTTGGCATGAAGAGTGCAGCCGATAAAATAATGGAGCCTTTATTAAAGAAAGATAAAGATGATTCTGTTGTTAAGGCCGTTAAGCAAAGTATCGAAGCTTCGTCCAGTGTTAGTGCCAACTATATACAAATAACCAAAGATAGACTAAGTGCCTTACAAGCTATCAGGTTTAAGCTCTACGGTTTGACCGAGATGAAGAGAGAGCAAGTTAAAGCACTCATGGATCTGGAAGTATCCGTATTTCCTCTGATTAGTTTTAACGATAAGAGTGCCGAGTTTACCGGAAACGGAGTTCAAGTACTTGATGCTGTTAAATCCAACTTCGGTATATCTGGATATTCTAGCCCTAGAGGCTACAAGTGGATGAGTTGGTTCCGAAAGAGATTCCTGCCTGTCTACTTGAATTATCTGCAAGCCATGAAGCTGGCTACTGGTAAGACCACTCAAGGTGACGGTGAAGCGATAATTAAACCGGACCAACAAATAAGCGTGGCTAACGCCATGAAGTCCAGCGTCAGTCCAGACGGTGTAAGTGTTTGGGAAGTGCTGGATTCTCCGTGGGAAGATTTGATTGTAAATACCAGTCCGGAGAGCGTTGATCTTAACATGAAAGCCTTGGTGGAAGTAAGCAAGGCCCAGGTGTTAGGTCAAGTTTCCAAAACAGCAAACGAGCAAGAAAAGAAGATAGCTGCTTATAAAGCAGCCAATCCTCCAAAACCAACAGGTAACATTGTTAAAGACACTTACAACAGTGCAGTTAACAGATTTACAAATAACACCCCATATAAGTCAATTGATTCAAGTGGTAGAGGTGTTAATGCTGTTGGAGATTTTGGCTCAGGAGTTACTATTCAGCATCCCGGAAAGGGAACCGGTGGTGATATAAATAAGATATCAATGCCTGCTGGTAGCGGTTACGATAACCTGAAGAATACAATTGCTGAAGTGGCTAAGATGGTTGGTGTGGACAATAATCTATTGACCGCGATGACTGCAATTGAGTCCGGTTTTAAGATAGACGCTAGACCGATTGATAAATCTGGCAGGTTGCTATCAAGCGCCGTTGGTTTACTTCAGATCATCGATGGTACTTGGAATAAGTTGATCGAAAAGTATGGTGCTAAGTACGGTATTGCTCCAGGTACTCCAAAAACAGATCCTAGAGCAAACTTACTACTTGGGGCCGAGTACATTCGTGAAAATGTTGAGTTCCTAAAAGGCAAAGTAGGAAGAGCTTTAACCAATACTGATGTTTATCTTGCTCACTTCTTGGGCCCGGGTGGTGCTGCTAAATTTCTTAAAGCAGATCCGTCAGCAGTGGCTTCTCAGATACTTCCAGATGCCGCTAAATCAAATCCTTCAGTTTTCTTTGATAAAGAAACCGGAAGACCATTTACGGTAAGTGAGATATATTCCACATTCACCAATAAACTCAGCAATAGACTCTCTAAGCTGGGAATAAGTGTTCAAACTCAGACTGCTTCTTTGAAAGCGCCTAATTCAGGATTGTCTGAAGTTAAACAAACTGTTGTTGGTGAAATAGCTATTCCGACTCCAAAGGTCGCTGCAGTAGCGGCCGTTAATCCGGTTGTTAGTGGATATGGTTCTAACGTAGCTTCGGTTCAAAATCAAACCAAACCTACAGTGCCTTCTGTCAATCAGTCTTTCGCTGGTTTTGACAGATCACCATCGCCTTCTTCACGAGAGATAGAGCAGCAAGTCATTGCAAATAAATCTATCATGAATGACAGAATGGATAGAGTCAGTAAGACTCTTGAATCGTCTCTTGCTGTACAAACAGAAATAAGAGATGCTGTGCTTAAGATTCTTCCACAAATCCTTATGAGAGATAAGAGCACATCTCAATCAGTTTCAAATAATGCTTCTCCAACAACTACTACAAAAGAAGCAACGAAACCTATTGTTAGCATGAGAAGATCAAACTAAAAAATGCGGGGAGGTTATCCTCCCTGCATTTATCTTGCAAGGAAATAAAATGGCTATCGATACTCAACTTCAGAGTAGAAAAATAAGAGACAGAGATTGGGTAAGACAATCTTTTTTAGTAGGTAGCGTAAACAATGACGGAGTCGCCACCTCTAATTTACAAGACATAGATAAGAAGAATAGATTTTTCAGCACTGCTTCTTTTAAATTTGTAGACACAACGCCTGGCGGTAATTTAGCAATAAATCCACCACCACAATACTGTCGCAATGCCGACATAAAAAAGAAATCCATACTTGTTACCGCAAAGCCTCTAGGAAGGTACTATAGCGAGGCTATAGACGACAATAGTCGATTGATAAGTATGCGTATGGGAGTGGCTGATTTTAATTCACTGACGACGTTTTGGACAGGTTTCTATAATTCAGAAATGGGAACCTTAGCAAGAACGGGGCGTCCTCGCGGTTTTGCTTTTACTGTTGGTCAAGCAATTGGTTTTATTGTACCGATGTTAAGTCTTCCATTATTAGCTTTGAATTTAGCTGGTAATATTTATCGTTTCTTAACTAGTTCGCCTTCTTCAAGATTTTATTATCACAGACCAACCATGCATTTGTATTGGACTGCTGTTAATACAATCTTAAATAACATTGCTGTTAATAAGGGTGTTATACCTCGAGTATTTGATGACGAGGCTAAAAAGAAGCTGGATAACACGTATTTGTTTAGTAAAGCAGATTATGAAAGATTTGCAAAACAAATGCCTGATTTGTTTCTAGATTCAGGCGGTATCTCAGCGTACGCAATAGCTACAAAAGCAATGCGCAATTCTCTTAGAGTCCAGCAAAAGTTCAAAAGAATGATTGAGGATCAAGGAGAGTCGGTTAACATGGTGGAGCTGCTTGATAAAATAGAGAAAGAAGGTATTCAGCTCGACAATACAAAGTACATGGGTAACTATAAAGATTTCATTGATCGATGGATGAAGAGTGAATCAAGAGTAAGTAGTGATCCCAAAATTGATGATAAAAGACAAGGTCAGCCAATAACTGAAGAAGAAGCACCGTCTTGGAAAGATTATCTAGACGCTGCCTTGAGTGACGGTGCTGAATTTGCAACTTTCCGAGTCGACGCTGATGGATCTATAAGCGAGTCTTTTAGTAATCAAACTGGACAGCCTGAGATTGCTGGTAAATTCAACAGCACGTCATCTAGCAGTAGAATGACTACTTTTTCTTTGTCGGGTGGTAATTTAGGAGATGGTCCTATAGCTAGTATAGCTGAAACCGTGATGGGTGCCACTAAAGACTTCATTGCTGGTCTAGCTGATGGGGTTTCAGCATCAGGTCTTGCAAGCTTAGCGGGTGGGGCTTTTGTAGACATCCCCAATGTTTGGACTGGGTCAACAGCTCAATTACCTAGAATGAATTACACGATGTCGCTGACATCGCCTTACGGTAATAAGTTGTCTCAATTATTTAACATATACTTACCACTATCAATGATATTGGCTGCAGCACTACCATTATCAACTGGTAGATCTTCATATACCAGTCCTTTCTTAATTGAGCTTTATGACAGAGGTAGAGCACAAACAAGACTAGGTATAGTTGACTCTCTATCCATAACGAGAGGTACCGCTAACCTCCCATTTGATAACAGCGGTAATGCCATGGCAATCGATGTATCGTTTTCAGTGATCGATTTATCGACAGTTGTACACATGCCAATTACAAGAGGATTTACTTTAACAAGTCCTATTGAGAGCATTTTTGCTGACGATACTTCATTTACTGATTACATGGCTATTTTAGGTGGATTAAGTATTCAGGAACAAATATACGCCACTGATAGATTTAAGATAGCGTTGACAAAGCAACTGGCTTCTATGAGAACATGGACTTCTGTTGCCAATGCAACCATCTGGCTTAATACCACAGTACCTGGTAAATTACTAAGCACCTTTTACGCAGGTCTTAATAATAGATGACGGCATAAAGAGGGGAATTCCCCTCTTTATGCCTTAAAGATTGTTTGCGAGATTGACAAGAAGTTTCTCACCTATTTTTGCAAGCAATCTCGGATCTGCTGTTTTCTTCTTAACTGGAGGATTATAGGCATTAGCCATTCTGGCTCTTATCCCTACAGCTGGGAAAAACCTAGCGATTTCAGCTTCTACAGTCGTTTGATTTCCGTAATGTAGAATGAGTGCGTAGTTTTTTCTTCTATCAAAATCAGATTCGGACTTTATACCGCGAAGAATAATGTCTTTAAAAGCCTGACTGCTTTTCTGCAATTTTACAATCGACATTCCTGTTATTTCATTACCTGGAACGTATCCGTTTTTATGCACATGCACGTCCCAGTTTGAATTTGCAGCAGACAATATTCCTAAGACTGCATGATAGTCTACATTCTGATCAAAAATATCAGTTAACTTCTTATAACCAAACGCACCTGCTAAATCTTGAGCAAAGTTAGGATATATGAAATCTAGTGATTTACCTAATTGCCCGTTAGCAAATGTAGATAATGAAGTTAGATCACTATTTTTGATCATGTCTGGGAATGAATTTTTGAGAACTCTATTTAGAATTCTGCCAGACATTCCGTTTGTCAATTGTGGTAGTAAACCATTGAGTCCTAGAGAATATGCTTCTCTAGCTATACCGCTTACAAGACCAGCAACGGCGTCCTCATCGACAATTTCGTAAAGAGGAGATTTAACGTAATCGTTAACGAATTTACCAACTGCATTTAATCCAGGTATATCAGCGTCTTTAACATACTGGACAATGCCGTTTATCTTAACTCCAACTTCACCAAAATCCTCAAAGCTAGATATTACCTTTTCTTTTGCATCTTTGCTAAGATCTCTGAAAGAACTGGTAATGCTTTTAGAAGAAGTGACAAGTCTTAAAGCAAGAGCGTCTTTATCGACAGTAACTCCAGTCTTTGTTACAGACAAGAGCTTTCCAACTTCAGCATTTTGAATACCAGACAATAACGTTTTAACGTCAAGTCCTGCTTTACTACTGATTTCTTGAATACTGGTTATTACTTTTTTACTGTCGACTTTATAGATGTCAGCCGCAGCTAACTGATCTCTTGGACCAGTGCTAAATATTGGTTGTACTAAAGGTTGTGACATTTTTAGTCCCGATTAACTTTACTACATCATATCGTTCGAATCCGGATTAAGAACTTTATGCAGTATAATCAGAAACATTAAACAAACATCAGCAATTATTTTAACCAAGAACAAACTACCAATAATAGTAATAATCGAAATCCCAATTGCTAAATTGATACATGCTCTCAGAATATCAGTTATCAGATTAAACAATCTTTATCCCTACCTTATTTAGAAAATCAGCAACAACAACAGATATCCTTAAGGAAATACTTTTGGAAGTATTGATTGGTTTTAATTCCTCTTCCACCTTGCTTAACAAGAGTGAGACATCTGTATTTGTGTAGTTTATCTTTCTTCTGTACTTCTTACGAAACTCATCGTCGCTACCGTAGGATAGGTTATCACCATTAATAACCAACCACATACCTGGTTCTATCGTTATTTTCTCTTTATTGAAAAAGAATTTAATTAGATTCTGCTCAACCCCATAGAAGATATAAGGTCTTTCAACGTTTGTGTTGTTTTTTAGAAAATCTAATACTTGTTCAGGATTTGATCCCGTCGAATCAAATTTAACTGCCAAGACTTGTACTGGTATTGTTTCGAATTGCATTTTAGTATTTATAATCAAAAAAAAAAAAATAATAAAGAAAAATATAGGACTGTGAGAAATCACAGTCCTATATATCTCATTTTGCATTCATTCCAATAAGACGGAGTCGTCTTTGTTTTTAAACATTTTCTTATATCTTCCAGTCCTTCTACTAACCAGTCACAATCCTTAACAGGAATGATGTGGTTTTTAGACTCACCAGTTTTCTTATCTTGGTATTCGATAACGTAATGATGAGTAAAAGGTAAATCTGATAGACATAGCAATTCTCTCAGCTTTTTATTCTGTAGAATTTTTTGACAATTCGCATAAAGGATATCTTCCTTAAAGAAAGGTATCTCGTGCTTTTGAAATGTCTTTCCAAGCTGCTTGGCTTTATAACCGTGCAGCTGTCTAAGATGTTCTATTCCGTCTTGGATGTGTCCGTACGGGGCTCCGGATTTTAAATAATACCAGAACCCCTCCATAGATTGAAATGGTCCGAAGTAGGGATGCGTGAATGGTGATTTGTCAAAGTGCGACAACATTCGACCCAACTCAGTCTTTCCCTTACTGTAAACATTAATATGGTTTATACCATCCCTGTCTACAGTTATTTCGGAATCAACCATAGTGGACACCAACAGTTGTGCTGGTTGATTCATTAGCCGCCGGGCTGTCGCTGAACGTCTCGACTGGACTAGTCGTTTTATCAATATCAACTTGTTCCAAGATGATTTGATTAATCTTAGGTTGTTCAACCTCAGGTTTCTGTTCGTTGTTTTCTTTAGTAGAGTAATCCGTGGTAATTGGATTGAGATATTTCTTCTCAGCCTTTTCAATCTCATCAATGATCGGGAAGGCTTTTGGTTCTTGATATGCTGTATTGACGTCTACCAAGTGAGATACTTCTACAATTTTGTTATTCTCGAACTGAGCAACGATGATGATGCGGAAGCGTTTTACTTTCAAAAACATCATTGCTTTAACAAAGACTTTCCAAGTCATTGTTTTTCTTAGGAATTCTTTATTTAGATTACCGCGTATGCTGGCAATGTCTCTTGGATTGTTTCGATGAATTGCTTCACGTAGAGCATAATCTTTGATATAAGTATACCAAAGCTCATGTCCCATACCCATTGACAATACTAGCTCTTTGAATAAAGTAGTCAGAACTGTCGGAATGGAGCTAGACTTACCAACACCGCGATCTGGATTATGCAGTAGATCACGAAGGGTTTGTTGTTGGAATTTCTTCTTTGCTCGAAACATTTTAGCTTCCTTAATAAGACGACTAAAGAGTTTATTACTGATTTGTCGAACAATAAACTATTCCTCTAACTATGCTTGTTAGAGAAATAATCACTGGAGATAGCGTTCGTAGATTGTGTTCTTCAACTCCATATTCTACATCGTTATAGTTAGCTATACACTCTGTGAAATTTTCAATCGATTTTACAAGTTCCGGTAGTTTACTACTTGGAATATATCTGCCAGAACCATCGATAAATAGTAAATCGAGATATTGATTTTCTATTTTAACATTATACCTTATTGCATCGTAGGTGGTATATTCAATAATCGAACTTGTTATTGCGTTTAGTTTGCTAATTAGCTCTGTAAAGTTATTTGAAAAAGTTAGAACCATCAAGATGGATCCTTTCTTAGGATCGTAGTTTTTCAGATCTACACTTGATAGCGATTCTACAGCTTTTACCAAATCTTCTTTCTTTTGATAATTAGTATATTCGATTGGTGAGCTTTGCGATTCTACATATACACCACTTTCTCTGTAAGGAGTTGGAAGTATAAGATTCGTCACAAAATTGAAAAATGATTGTTTAAAAATTGCGATCATTTTTGCTAAATTAAAGGTTGTACTCATGTTTTATACATTTAATGTGAATGTCGATCATGTGCTACATACTACATGAGTGATATGTAACTATATACTTTTGTATTATAAGAATTGGAAAAAATCATGTCTGTTAATAACGAAATCGCCAATATGGAAGTATTAGACGATGATCAAGCGCTAGCTTTTACACAGAAAGCTAGAAGAAAGATTGTTAGTAAAATATTGGAAAAGGGAGAAATCCCTGAGGATAAAGGGGAACAAATAATGTTACTTCAAGCTCTAGACGGAATGGATAGAGCTGCTCTAGGTAATAAGAGAATTAAAGCAGATGAGAAGGCCAGCGACGCTCTTGGTGATTCGTCTGCTCTTATAGCGCAAATGCTCACTCAAATGGCAGGTAATGTTAAACTTGTTAAGTCTGAAGATATAGTTGATGTGGACGCAAAAGACATAACTGCTCCCGCTTTACCAGATACAATTCCTGATCCGATACTGGTGCCTGGAGAAACAACCATAGGCGCTCCACAATTAGATTATGATTCATTCATGAACAGCATGAACGGTAGAGAAATTCCTCAACTTACTGATGACGATCAATAAGGCATAAAGAGGGGAATTCCCCTCTTTATGCTGTTGCTTTTTTAAAAGCATTCAACATCTTTTTACTTATGCTGAATACGGAGGTGTCTATTATTTTTAGACCAATTAATGGAGCGATGCTAAGTTCCATTGTTTTAAATGGATTCAGATTATCCCTTTTGAACTCAGCTATTTTCTCTTCGCTTGGCTCACAATCGTAATAGAGAGATGGAGCTATAAAAATAACCGCAGGGATCGGCTTTGATACAAGATTATTTTGTTGAATATGTAACCAGTCTGCAAAGTCATACTTAATGACCATGCAATAATTTTTCTTTATGAATTCTGGAGTTAAATCATCATTGCTCATGCTGATTAATTCAACATCAGAACAACCGTGATTTAATTGAAATATGACATCTCGCATTTCTTCAATTTCATCAGGTTCTAATTCATAAGGAAATATATTCACAGTCAATGGATGACCTAGATTCTGACCACCTTTCATGTTTTCAATCACAGCTTCTTTTACAGTGGTGTGAATGATTTCAAATGTTTCAGTTATTAAACTAAAAGGAAGAATGTCTGCTGTTCTCTTTGAATAAAGTTCTTTAAATTCAGAAGCACTTATTCCTGGGAATTTATCGATGAATCTTTTATGATAATCAGAGTTAAGAACATCGACCGCTTTATCAGCGTCTAAACTTGCGAGCAAACCCATTCTTGTATCTAAAAGACTATCTAGGTCTATGTAGATTTTTGTGTTTTGCTCACTCATGTTATTTCTTTTCCATGCTTTCCAATATATCTTTGTAAAAGATAATCAGGAGAACAAAAGTAACCAGCCATTTATTTCTTTTAAGAGCATCTTCAACTTCTCTCTGGCTTGGTAGTCTGTCGTTTATTTCTTTAGGAATGAGAGACTGCGTTTGCTCTTCCTCAGAAACAGTCATTGAATGACAGAGAATATCAATCATTGCATCTTGATCAAAATTACCACTGTTGAACAATGTCTGAAATCTAATGGTGGTGTTAAGAATGTAATCTCTATTAACCGCAGCGCTGAACACAGAATCAACAGTTGTACGAAGACCGATTGCGCTTGGGATCAGATAAAGATTTAAACCACAAGCACTGTTTAAAAGAAAGGCTTGTACTTTATTTCTCACATCACCAATGTAAGTTTCAATGGTTGATTTGTGTGCTGAAACAATGCAGTCTCTTAGAAAATCATTAAGTTCCATTATTGTTTCCTTAATTATTAAGTAGTGTGTTTCTTAAATGCATTGCTGTAAGATACGAACTAAGTGTAGTGGTAGCTTTGACTTTGGTGCCCAGTTTATCCAAATAACTCAAACTAACACCGCCGGTTTTATTGATAGAGTCATTCATCGCATTAAAACCATTCAAATCACCACCGCGATACTTTATCAATTCAGTGATTGTGTCGTCTAGTTGCAATGCTGCTAGAATCTGAAGTTCTGGATAGGATATCTTACTTCCTTTAGACGAACCTGTGGGTTGACCAGTCATGTGATCAATTGAACGATTATCTTCTGGAATACTGATCTTTTTAATCAGGAGCTGTGCTTGTCTACGAAGCGGTAGATCTACTACTAAATATTTTTTAGTAGTTAGGAATCTACCATTGCCTTTAGGATCTTCCATCCATATCTTCTCAAAGAACTCATGGCCTAGTTCCTCAGCAATTTTCAAATTGTTATCTATTGAGATTTTTTTATCTGATAGATTAGGAACAATTATGGCTAATCTACTTTTGCCAGTAGCAATATCTTGCATCAATTGATCGAAGGCAATATCGTCAAGAGACTCAAATAGATTTTTATAAATCTTTGTATTTTCACTACCTGGTAGTAATTTTTCAATATGGTCGATTATGAACTTTTCGACTATTTTTCTATTGGACATATTCATCACCATTGATTTTAAGACATAACATTAACATTCATGTCTTTGGAATGAATAGATAGTTTTTAACGTTTCTTTTCTTTAGCTCACTTAACATGTGTTGTGTACCTGGACTTACACCATCCCAAATAAGAAATGCTAAATTGACAACTTTAGACATCTCTGTATTTCTTATACTTCCGGCTGATTTACCATAGTAATCCCAAAAAGCCCGATAGTAGAAACAAGGTAAATTGTGTTTCTTACAAAACTCAATTATTAAAGTATCTACTCCCGGTGCTTTTCCAGACACAAAACAAAAATCTCGACCTTTTAGATATCTCAAAACACCCAACATCTTCTTCTCGAAGTAATCCCAATCATTATAGGATCTACTACCAGCAACAAGAACTCGATATTGAAAACTATCTATTAATCGGTCTTCTATGTTAACGCCTTCTCGTTTTCTTTCTGGCGGCGGCCCTTGCATTCTGTTTGTGTGATGATTTTGCTTTGCGTGCATACTTACTAGGCTTATCTTCAAAGTCACCAGACTGACAAGGAGATTCAGGATCCGGCAAATCTTCAATTTCCAAGTCGGATTCATCCTGTTTAATGTGTGATTGTGCTTGTCCTGTATTCATAGCTACCGCAGCCATTGTTGCTAGTCTTAGAAGTTCAGATCGCATTTTACTTGTGATCGGTTAAAAGTATGTAAAATAAAAGAGGGGAATTCCCCCTCTTTTATTACGTCTTGAATTTAGGCAAATCAAATTCAACAATACTAGGAATGACGCTTTCTTTCAAAAGCTTCTCCCATGTACGGTTATCGCCACCATCCACAATACAAAACCTCTCAAAGGGAGCGGCTTTTGGAGCATCCGCTAGTGTCAGTCTGAGCGCTCTATTTACAAGAAAACGCTTATGACCACTCTCGACATTATGGACATTTGGATCTAGAAGCTTTTGCCATCTTTTTGGTTCAGAGTGACCAGCTTCAGCCATTAGCTTGTCAACGACGGCTATTGGATCTATTGATTCTTCTACGTTTGATAATTCATTCATTTTATTCGACGATTACTACGCCAGTTGTTTCTGTTGAAATTTGTCCTACAGTCAATGGTTTGATTGTAGGTGATTTAATTTTTGATCTTTGTTCTTCGGTGAACCAATATGGAATATATTGACCAACACGCATTTTAAGAAGATCCATGGTACTCAAAAACGGAGTGTTGTTAGTACCTTCAAGAGCCCACCAACCTCTAGTGTTGAGAAGAATCTTCCAATCATAACCTAGAGCTATCAGATCATCGTAGAGTTGCTTAGGTGTGCACATCAGTTCTTCAGGAATATGGTGCCATAGATCATTAATCTGACACATTTCTGAAGTGATGTTCAGAGCCCTTCGCAATTCTGGGTGAGCATCAATTTTTCGACGAACAGTTGTTCTAGACAGCTTGATATCTGGCAAAAGAGATAGGTAATAGTTTTGAAGAGTACCTTCAATGCCGTACCTGTCTGTTGACTTGATATAGTGAAACTCAGTCAAGCTTGGAAGTACCCCGTCTTGCTGTGAAACAATTAGTTTCATAGCCATGCCCGAAGGACCAGACTTACTTCTGAGTTGACGAATTGTCACTTCGTTTAGATCTGTGTCACCTTTGAGATCGTCGTCAGAATCTCGAGGATATTCTGGCGCTTTGGTGGTATCGTTACGAAGAGGAGCAGCGTTATAGCAAAGCCAACAATTGTTCATCACAAAAGTGAACTTTTCCGGAACACCTTTGAGCTTAACACCTTGAGGAATGTGTTGTAGTTTCTTAGGAGCAGGTGCTCTAGGATCCATATTGAACTCAGACCCGATGTGTGCAGTCATCAGTGTGTATGAGTATGTACCGCCAGATAGCGCAGGGATCTCCATCAAGAATCGATTCTTTTGAAGACCTTGACGCATTGATACTGTGTTAGCACCAGATTCACCAAGACTGTTTTCGTCCTGCATCTTAATGACGTCTTGAGTGACGAATTCACTAAGTGAATCGATCTCAGAGAAAGACGGCATTGTAATTTCTAGATTACCGGTCTTTTCACGATTCCAAAAAGGAGTCTTAACGGTGTACTTAACCGCGTTCTTCTTTTTGTCATTCATGAATTCTTTTAGAATATCAAAGTATTGATCACCTTGATAAACTGTCTTATCAGTAATGGTCCACCGACCTGATTCCAGAATATCTTCACCACCGAATTCTTCAATATTGGCAATCATCCTCTTGAGATGCCATTCATGGATGTTAATCTCGGTGTCGTAGGTATTACCCATTGATCCAACGATTCTCGACATGGCGGTAAACGACATGTAGTGCATTACGGTGGATTTAAAGTTATTACCAATACCAACCACACCAGTTAGAAAACCAAGACCACCATTGAGAATACTCTCCCCGTGTCGTCCAGTCACATATGTACCTGTCGGAATATCGAGACAGGCGCCTACGTTAATCATCACCTTTATTGGTGGGGCTGCTTTAAAAGGATTAATTAGCATTCTTTCCTCTTTATGAGTAAAGTGAGTGTTCGTATCAATATATAGAAATATCTAGTAATTTTGTGACATATCTACTCTACACCTATCGCTTAGAATAGGAACATCACATGAAACACATATCCGTTAATATTCAAAAGACTGCTCAAGAAGAGCTTTTTACTGCTTGCAATAAGATTGCTTTAGAGTCCTATACCGAAGGTATAGGTATGGAATTTTTTACTGAGAACTTTCAGATAGTAGCGACAAACATTGAAAAGGTGTTTGACAACAGCTTCGATTTGATAAAAAACTTGTCAGTAACTAAGTTTCTTAAAAACTATACATTTGAATCACAAGTAAGTAAGATAAATTACGCAGCTATTGATCAGATAAAAATCACAATACCTGAAGGATTTACTGGCAATGCTAAAGAGTATTGTCAAGAATTAATAAAACAAGTAAGTCACGTATCCACTATCACAACCCAGGTAATACTGCCTTTTAATCAATACATCAGCTCTCTTATATCTGATAAGGATTTTGCAAAGGCATATAAGTCTAAACCAGTGTACCTGCATGACAGAGATGCCAAAAGAGAAGAGATGAATAAAACCATTTCTAAGTATTTTGGACACGGTACTCTGTCTTCTGGTAAATTGTCACAGCACTATCATTCAGGTGTCGAAGTTGCTGAAACAGACATACTGGTTGGTGAACTCAGCGATTCATTAGGCACTACCGACGTTGTTTCTATTCGTAAGATGGTTACTGATTCTGTGGATCTAATTAACGCACTTCAAGATCTTGTATCTAAGAATCAAATAACAAATCTATCTGATTCACAGAAGAGACTTCTTGCTGAAATGTGCACAACGATTGCTAGGGAAATTGAATTCTATGCAATAACTAGATATCGTGCTGATTCCTTCATCAATACTTTTGCAAAAACAAAAGAAGCTGTAAAGAAGATTCTTTAAGGACATAAATCCCATTTCGCCTTTTGAGCGAAATGGGATTTTATGCAGTTCATGCAAAAATTGTTTTATTTGACAGCAACTTCTGAATGTCTTCAAGCATTTGCTCGTAAGTAGAATACTTGAGACAATTCGGAACAATATCAACAAGACTTTTGGCCAGCGTTTGTTCACAACCTTTCCCATCAATACCGCAGATGATGTTTTCAGCGCCTTTGTTTCGCCAAATCACCTTACTAATGTGCACTGGGAACATGATGGCATTATCATCACTGCTCAATTCCATCAGTTCATTTAATTTCTTTATGGATTCCCTACGGAGTACTTCGTGGTTGACCACCATTCCGTATATTGAAGCCAAAAGAATAAGTCTTTTAGTACGATCGGGTAAATATGTTTTTAATTTTTCCGATGCCGCATTTTTAAATCTTTCGGTTAGATTCATTTTTCTTTCCGGGATCCTGATTTTTGGCGGAAACAAGATCCCGCCCAAAAAGATTGTTACTTGAAAAAGATGACTCTGGTATTAGAGTCAATCCCAGACCATATCCCAACATCATCACCAGCTTTGATGATTGTTGCGTATCTAAAGAGATTTTCACCAGCAGACCATGAAACAAAGTAAACCTTTGGATTCTTTGATTCGATTTTCTTAAGAGAATTTCTCTCTAGTGTATCGATGCCGATAGATAGAGTTATCTCTACATCAGCAGTTCCTCGTTCATTTTTGAACTTACCTTTGACCTTGATTGAAGAACAACCAACTCCAATGCTGGATAGTAATTTTGTTTCCACTAAAGGTTGAGCTTCTGTGGAATTTTTCTTACCTTGTTTGGTTTGTTGTTCGTATAGCAAATCGGTTATATCGGTCAAAACTATATCGTTTCGCTCGGTTATAAACGAATCCAATATTTGTCCAAGATCTTCTAAGGACTGGTAAGTTCTCTCAGAGAGACGAGGAGGATTTTGTTCCTCAGTTATTGTTGAATCACCTAATGTTTTCAAATCTTTTTTGAAACCAACAGGTGGTTCTATCAGAAGCTCTCCATAGATATTTAGCTTATCATAGATGTTTGCTGAAAAAACCCTATCTAGGTTAATCACGTACATCATGTCCAAGCCATAAATGATTCGACTTTGGAAGTTTCTAATCATTTCAATAACTGGGTCTGGTTGAGCTATTTTAATAACAGAACCAGTTCTATCACTCATCCGGTTTCCATTCAGATGATTATCCTTACCGTGGTTACCCGTGTAGTAAACACCCGGAGTAATTGTTTCTTGTCGCGTATTGAAGTAACAATACTTGTTTAAGAAGAAAGGATGTTTTTCATTCACAGACTTCCAGTAACCGTCCGGATCTTTTAGGTCACAAGAGTGATAATCTAGACTTCTAAGAGCTGTGAATCTACCTATTGTGGCGAGACTATCTGCTCTCTCATTTCCCGTATCACCGTCGTGTCCTTTAACCCATACCATTTTAACAGGTATGTCCATTGAATCTAATATCTTCTTAGATTCAAGGATTTCTTTCCAGACATCAGTGCTTGCGACTGGATTACCGTCTTTTTTAATCCAGTTTTGACTTGACCAGATCCTCATCCATTCATTAAATCCTCTGACAGTTAATTCACTATCACTGTTAATGATTGCAAAATCTGGCTTATGTTCTTGAATTATTTTTAGAGAACGATTCAGAGCCTCGGCTTCCGCTTTATTATTACTGACGTCGTTGATGATTTTAACACCATCTATGACTGTCCCGACTGTTCCGAAAGCATCGATATATTTGGTAATCGTTACTGGAAACTTTTGTGTTTCCAAAACAATGGTGTTTTTATCTTGAAAATCAGAAGATTTTACATCAATCAAATCTTCTTTATTAACATATCCAACAGAACTAGCAGAAATAGAGCCAAGTCCAATTCCTTTAGTCGGTTCTTTGCATTCAAAGAAATATCCATGAATACCATATCCGGCCTTACCTGGGTTAGGTTTGACACCACCATCTGCGTAAAGAACTATTCCGTTCATGCAAATCTCTTAATAAGTTTAATCACAATAATTACAGAGTTAGTAAATTAGTTCTTACAGCTCTTAAGATGGTCGACCATTGATTGGTTATACTTCTTCAGAACAAGAAGATACTGCTGTCTTGTTTTCTTAATGTGATCTAGTAGTTTTTTAATTATTTCTTGATCATTAAGATTCATTATTTCTGAAGAATCAATGATGATTTCTGGCGGAATTTCCGGTTTCTGGAACTTACGACAACCAACAAATATCTTAGCTATCTTATCTTCAGTTTTTGTTTTGTTCTCATTTTTATTTTCTATCGGTTTTTCTTCAGAATGTTTTATTACAGGTGGTGTTTTTACAACACTCTCATCTTTAACATCTGTTTTAAGAACTATTATTTCCTTCAATGGTTGCGTCTGGCCATTGAAGGAAATGGTGCTATTTATAGCACATCCTGGCAATGTTAAAAAAGTCAAGAAAGATATGACGTACTTTAACAAACCGTATTTATTGATCATTATAGATATCCTCTAATTCTTTACCAACCCAATGGTCCTTTTTGTCTTGTTTTTGTTCTATAACTGGTGTGTTCTTTTTACTGACTTCCTCAGAAATTCTAAATAGCTTAGATAGAACTAAATAATTCAATATCAAAGAGAACAGAAGAACAACGATTACGGAGGTGGTAAATTTATTATCCTTTACAATTGTCTTGAAAGGCTTACCACCAAAAAACATTTCACTTATAAAAGGCCATAACCAGAATAAACCTTTTATTAAATCCACTAACATTTTGCTATCCTTAATTTTGTGTACATATCCCGCGATTATATCTTTTATAATTAGAATTGTCAACTATTAATTTAACGTCAATGCGACGGTAGAGAGATTACCATGCATTCATCTAAAAGCTTCTGCAATATTTCTGCTTTTTTATCAAACACCCCTGGAGTTGTATCCGGTTTTGGTGAATTGAGTCAAAACAGCTATACCTTTAGTCGCGAAATTGGAATTCATCAAAAGAATTCTGTTCCAGGCTTTACCATTCTCAATCTAAAGACTGTAAATGATGCAGGAACTAGAATTGAAATGGATCAAATTCTGATTGATCAAGCAATATTTTTATCTAAAGCCATATACGATTATATCGGAGGGCTGGTAGGTGAAGTATTTGCTGATCAGGTTTTGCAAAACCTGCAACCTCTTTTGACTGCTCAAGGTATTGATTCAGTCATAGTTGGTCCTGTTTCTGAAAGAAACGGCAGATGGTTTCCAGACTGGATAAAATGGGTAAGTGATACTTATCCCCATACAAACGATAACACCATTTGGTTTAGTGATTCGTCTTTAACATCACAGTATTCGGAATACGATATAGTCGTTGTTCCATCTATAACGCCAATTGATAGTTTCTTTTTGGCCTACAGCACTGTAAACACCAACATTGCTAATCTGGATTTTTCAGACATTCAGACAGCTATTCAAGTTGCTAGAGGCATATATCCATTTACCTACCAAGACACAACGTACTATGATTACGTTAATCCTCTTAATGTAAATCAAAAGATACCATGCCCTTGGAGTGTCATTATCTATGGCCCGGCTGGTAATAACATCGATGCAAAGAAAGAAGCTATTGCTTCATACATCCTAGCTAACTCGACAAGAGATAGAACTGATTGGGTTAAAATCTTCCCCGATATATTCAGACGAACCGAGTTCATCCTTGCTCCACACTGGCATAAGTACGCCATTCCAAACAGAGCAATAGATGAAGGTGTGTATTCCCCTATAGCTCAAGTTAACCAGATTGGTTCCTTCTTAAAACTGGTGGTGCCGAGTTATACTCAAACTCATATCGATGATAACAGCTGTGTGTTTGGCCATAGTTTTAACTCGCTGGCAATAAGTTCAATCGGTAGCATTGAAAATAGAGATTCTAAATTCAAACTAACTGATTTTTATCCAGACTACATAGACGTACCATCCACCAGTGTTGATTTTAGCAGAATGGATCCTGCTACTCAACAATTTAGCACGCATCTTAACACCATGCTTTCAATTGCTGAAGACATGACGCAGTTTAGCGATGTTCCTGCTGGATACACAAAACTCATTAGAGATAATGTCTTGTTCGTTGTTCGCAATATGAATAACGTACAGTTCTTGGTTGCCTCTAAAGCATCTGTTAATTCTCTGATGGGAATTGTTTAATTTAGGAGCAATTAATGAATTTGATTCCACCAATCGGTGCCACTGGTGTTTATCAGCTATTGGCTCCTTTTAGTTCACAACTTGTAAGTGGTGCAATTTATGAATGCATGGCTGTTAGAACTCTAACAGACATCATCACTCTTGGATTAGACCCATTTACTGAGTATTACGAACCTAATGGAATATCTGAGACGATTTATAAAAATCATCTGGCAGCAAAGGGATGCATCGTCTCACTGAGATCTTCTTCTGGCAAGTGGGTTTACGTTCCTTCGCACTATATACAAAGCTATCCTAATATAGGTGGCATTAGATATACCGGATTGATATTGTCCGCAAACATAGGTCCTGTACCGGATAGTCTTGCACTGGGTCCTGTTCGTCAGAAAATAACAGACGTTATCAGTGAATATTTGGGAGTATCCACTTCTGTTAATGTGGTAGCAATAACAGATACAAAACTCATAGCTCAAGACATAGCTACTTCAATAGAAGCAAATAGACAAGCCAACATTGCAAATGTCAGAACAGACTACTCCAGATACTTAGAAGAGAAAAATAAAGCAGACGCATTACAAGTAAAGTTAACTCAACTTGAAAACTATATAGCTGCTAACATCCCACCTACACCTTGAATATACGATAATCATGAGTAGTACTAATAAAGATAAATGGAAACATTTGATTTTCGTATCGGATGAAAAGGCAAGTGTTAGATATGTGGCGGATATAGTTAAGAATATCAACTCACAGTTAACTCGTGGAATGTTTAAAGAGTTATCGGATGAAATGATTGAAGTCTCTAAACTTAATCTTCGTGAAGTCTCGGTACCATGTATTGTTGCAGTTCTAAGATCGACATATGCTTTTAGATCAAAGATACCTGGTTGGTTTGATTTAATATTGAGTGTTGAAGATAGTTTCTTAGAATCAAATAAGAATCCGGACAAATTGTTGCGAGGATTACTTAACCCATAAGGCATAAAGAGGGGAATTCCCCTCTTTATGCCGTTACACATTAGGTGCCTCAATATTCGAGCTAGATATCAATTTACCAACAGTGGCAGTACCTGCCACTTGAAGAGTCCCATCAATATCAATCTCATCCGCATCGATTTGACTACCACTAATCGGACCTCTTCCAGATCCACCTGAAGATATAGACCTGAGTCCAGAAGTAGTTGTAAGTAAATCCACTTTTAGATTTTGATTAATTGTGCAATTACCAGTAGTTGTTGTTTCCGGTACAGTATTCAAGGTTGTATCTGCCTTTGTGGTTATGTCGGTGGTTATGACATTAACACTATTGCCGGCTATGATGTCTATTTTATTTCCAGCCTTTATTTCGATGTTATTGGGAGCGTAAACTCTTATATCTTTACGATCTATATCGACATGCGATTCGTCCGCATTCTTAAGTTCAATTCTAACGTTGGTAGAATCCAAGCTGATAAAATTACCTATGTCATCTTGGAATATGAAATTACCATCTTTGGTATTTATCTGAAACGTATATGCGAATGGTTCACCGTCAGATTTCGAGGTATAAAGAGTTATAAGTTTTTTGTGCGTAGATATTTCAAAGAAGTAAGTATTACTTGCTGTACCTGTTTCGGATTCTTTTTGAGTATTGCTGAAAGCAAATATAACCGTCTCTAATTTACGAAGTTTCATGTCGTATTCTAGAGTGGTCCAATAATACCTATCTGTTTCACCATAGCGATAGATTACAACCTTTTCACCACGTCTTACATCCGGCGGGGTAACTCTATTGCTAATTCCAACAGGCAACCACGTCGCTCTAATTGAGGCAGTCACATCTATGCTGGTGGCGTATGTTGAACCATCTTTAGATTTACCACCCGTCTCCAATATGGAAACATTATCAGATATCTCACCATCTAAGAATGGAAGGTCTTCAATCGGTGTTACTTCTATGTCTTTACTGGTAAGTGGTTTATTAGCAGCAACTATGCCTAAACCGTATATGTGTAATTTGGTTATTTCCATTTTAAACCTTGTATTTTTTCATAGGGAAAACTTATCATCTGATAAGGTTAGTTTGGAAGAAATATACTCATGAAACTAAACTACATAGAGCTATTCAAATACAAAAGAATGGCTTTGAATAACATTACGTTGATTCGCATAACTCCAGAAACAAAGGTACAAACAATTCTGGGAACAAACGGAAGCGGTAAATCTTCTCTGCTATCAGAGATGACTCCTCTTCCTTCTAGTAAAGATAATTTTCATAAAGACGGATACAAGAAAATTAGCTATACCCATAACGGTAAAGAATATTTTCTATCCAGCGTATTTCATCCTGCTCAAAGACATTCTTTTAAAATCGGACAAGACGGTGAAGAACTTAATCCAGGTGGAACCGTTACTGTTCAGAAAGAATTGGTATTTCAACACTTCGGCATCAAGCAGCATCATCACGACTTGATAACGGGTGTTGAAAAATTCACAACCATGTCTCCGATTAGAAGAAGAGAATGGTTGACTGAGCTTTGTGATGAAAATTACGATTATGCTCTACTTGTCTATTCAAGAGCAAGAGAAAAACAAAGAGATATATCTGGAGCTTTAAAGCTTGCTAAGAAAAGACTCGTGTCTGAGCAAACTAAACTAATCCACGAAGAAGACATCAAACGTCTTAAAGATCAGATATCTGCTCTTGCACTGGACATTGATAAAATTTATCAAATAAGGAACGATAATCCTAAAACAGTACAGGATGTTCTTGATGATAAACAATCTATCGAAAATCTTATACAATCGTATTCAAAAGAAGCTTTTAAGATTCTCGCCGTTATCGGCAAGAAAGCAAACTTCATATCTTCCGAATACGATGAGTGTATAACGATTAAGAGAGAAGAAATTGCTCAGATTCAAACTAAGATCACTATAAGTAATCAAGAGTATCAAGATCTTAGCGAATACATGGCGCAGTTCAAGACGGAGGGTGGTTCTGATGGATCTGATCTAGATGAAAATATGAGAAGGCATCTAGAACGCCGTAAAACACTCTCTAGCGCGATTAAAACACAAGTTCCAATACTCGATGCCAATACTGCAATTTTTGCTTTAGAGAGCATTTATGAAGATTTGATGAGTATCTTAGTTAATCTTCCGATAAACGAAGAGGATTACTATACTCAATCAAAAATAGATTCTTATAAACAATCTATAAATTCTGACAAAGAAAAACTATTCGACTATGAGAATAGAATAAATCGTCTTGCTCATGAAAAAGAACACTATGACGCTTTAGAAAATAGCGATAGTGTTGATTGTCCTAAATGCAGTCATAAATGGGTAGTCGGATACAGTAAGAAGAAACATGATGAATTAAAAAACATCATAATTAAAGGAACTGAAGCAATCCAGGCTCTTAAGAAAAGAATCGAAGAGAATAATCAAAAATTACAAGAGCAAGAAGATTACTTCGATAATTTCTCCAAGGTTTTTAATTCTTTCAGGTCTGCTCCTGTTTTGAAACCACTATGGGAAGAGCTAATAAATTCAGACATCTTAAAGAAATCACCGTTCAACGCTATTCGAATGATTGAGCTTTATAAATCAGACGTTAGTAGAACTGTAGAGATTGAAACAATCAATAAGGATGTTGAGCGATTAGGTCATCTTATTGAAATTAGGAATAAGGCCAATTCAGAAGACTCCATTAAGGCTAAGACTAGAATTGATCATGTTGAGAAATATCTAGGTGAATTAAACAGACAACTTCATAAGGCAAAGAATGAACTGAGTGAATTGATTGATTACCGAAACGGCATTGTCGAATTAGAAAAAATTCAAGATCAATTATTGAAACTCTCTAAAGAACATTCTAATAGCTCGCTCGAAGCTCTGGAAGTTTTGAGAAACGAAATAGCTACAGAGTGCCTTAAGAAATTACAAATTGAACTAGCTCAGAAGAATGCGATTTTGACTGACGCAATGATGCAAAATAACATCATTGCTGACATAGAACGAAACATCAAGTTTTATGAAGAGCAACTAAGTATCGCGGATGCTGTCGTTGAGGCACTGTCTCCAACCGAAGGATTGATAGCGGAAGGATTATTGGGGTTTATAAAGTCTTATGTTTCTAAAATGAACATTTTGATATCCAGAATATGGACTTACAGAATGGAAGTTCAAGATTGTAAAGACGCTGATTCTGAATCTGCCGAACTAGACTACAAATTTCCAGTAATCATTCAATCGGATGATAATAGGATTCCGGATGTATCTAAATGCAGTACCGGTCAAAGAGAAATCATCGATCTTTCATTTAAGATTGTTGCGATGAATTATCTTGGTATGTCTAATTTTCCTTTGGTTTTAGATGAGTTGGGTTCAGCAATGGATCCAGAACATCGCTTCCAAGTCGTGCATCTTATAAACTTCCTGATTGAACAGTGTTCTTTTAGCCAGTTGTTTATTGTAAGTCACGATTATGCTCAGTATGGATCTTTGGGCAATATGCAAACTTGTGTTATCTGTCCAAACAACATCGTTGTGCCTGATAAATATAACGAACACGTTGTTATTAGCTGATACGGCATAAAGAGGGGAATTCCCCTCTTTATGCCGTTATATGACTTGATTAAATCCGTCTAACTGAGTGTTAGTTAAAAGATTCAATCTGTTTGCATAAGTTATGGTAACAGGAACAGCTACAGAGTCTATCCAGATTAAAGATTCTGGATCGGCTTCTAAGAGTAGTGATGTGGTCGTCAGAGAATTCAGTGCGGTGTTCTTAATGTCTTCTGCTGCCAGAGGATAACTTAAACTCAAATTAATCTGATTAAGTATTTCATGAATTGTGAAATCACCATCATTGTCGACGTATATGGTCAAAGGAGTAGTTACTCCTTGAAAATGAGTCTTTAACTCTCTGCGACGATACATCAGTGCGTTACTTAGTTTTTGATAGTAACGATCATCGTAGTCTGTATCTGTGTCGAATTTAATCAGCGTATTTGGGTCATCCAGTATTTCTGGACGAGTGTCTAGTCGCTGAGGGCTACTGTATCTTACTTTAGATAAAGGTATTCTTATTCCTTCTGATTCGAATATCAAATCAGTTAGAAGTTCTAATCTACTTTTACCAAGGTCTTCATTGTCAATAACGACTGTCATATTAGTTTCCAGTTAAGGTTCTTAAAGACAAACCAATTTTCAAATAATGTCCTCGTCCGTACTCATATGGATCTTTCGGATCTTTTACATTATTGATATTATTTAAATTGGATGTATCAAATGTTTGGAACATGTAATTATCCATTTGATCGTTGACAACATTCAATGACCAAAATGGTTTTTCTTCAGTTACCCAATATTCACTAACTCTACCATAGCCAGTAAACAATGGATAAACCGGTTTGTTGTAAGATATAAATGTTCCAGGAATTTTACTAGTAGGTAATTCTTCCCTTTCGACAAATATATCTAAAGAATTTATGGCCACTAAAAATGATTGAGATAAAGTGGCGTATTTTCTCAACACAACATCGCTGGTCAATTGAGGATAATTAACAAGATCTGGATTATTTTCATCAAGATCAAGACCTAGTGACGATAAGTCTATATATTTCTTAGATTCAAAATATCGTTCCAGAATCGGATAATTCTGGAATTCAATAGCCACTATTGAATCTGATATTCTGTAGAATGTTTTTCTATCTAGAATATGCAAATAACCACCCAACACTATTCCCAGCGTCTTACCGTTTAGATTTAAACCTGTGTCAATATACATCACTTTACTTAAAGGGACGTCGGGATATCTTCTATGAATCATTGAGTCCGTTATAGGAATCAAATCTAATTCAGCAACATTGTTAAAACTATGTATGCCGACATTTGTTTGACCGCACAATCTTCTACTCTTTGCGCCATCTACAACTAATAACTTACTGCCGTCGGTATCTGTCAAATGAAACATTCCATTAACGGATACCAAGCAACGTGACTGCATCCTATGGTAGTCTGTATCTTGTTTAGTTAGCGCTAACCAATCTCTATCAGGATAAGGGGTTGGTGAGTTAAGTATACCGTTTTGGTCAACTGGTGTTATTTTGTAACCAGATCTAACAGCATCTCTATATTTAACATATTTGTTTTCTATGGTGTACTTGCCTTGAACAGTGGGTAATGTTGTGTTTCCATTACTAACTAAAAACTGACTCAAAGTGTCATTCAGCACACTGGCTCTTGCTTTTATTTTTTCAAGATCAAGAGTTAAAAAAACATTTTGATTGAAAGTAGATTTTAGAGTCAAGTATACCGACTCGTAAGTCGAATATATTGAAACCATAGGAACATTAGAGATTTGTATTTCCTGCCATCTCTTAACGCCAACTTTCGGTAAACCTATGGCAGATATTAATTCGTACATGTTTTACCTTTTTAATAAAATTGCGGGCTTAACGCTTCAAATAATGTGATCTATCAACAAGCAATTTCATCGATTGCTAACTATAACGGCATTCAAAAATGAGCACTACATACGATTTTGATCCGACAGGAACTAACCTGGCAAACAGAGTGGTCGGTGAACAACACGTCGTCAACTCTTTAGACTTCAGAGAATACAATTTTGTAATACCTAAACTGGCTCCCTTCTTTGGAGAAAACGCAGTCATCAGCTTTACTGATGTCAACGGCGTTACCAGAGTATTAGCCGAAGGTGTCGACTTTGTATTCTCGCATCAATTCATTCAAGCTTCTAAAGCCACTGCCAAACCAGTCTTTGGATCTATAACTTTTTTGAACAATGCAACAACTGGTGTTGTTAATGTTACCTACAATACAATTGGTGGTATTTGGACAATCAGTGAAACCGAAATAGCAACAATCATTGCTGAGGCTCTTTATAATCCAAGAGTGACCAGTTGGGAACAAGTTGTTGAATTACCAATCATGTTCCCAGTGATTGATCATGAATGGAATACAACCGATCTAATTGGTGCTTCGGATGTGGTCGCTTCTATAGAGGCCGTCAGAGATGCAGTTCT